TATAAAAAACAGTGGAAATAAACATATTTATATTAATCCAGAAGATAATTTTGAAGAGAATTTTAGAAAATTTTATAATAAGGTAGAAAATTGGATAGGGTATCACTCCCAACCATCGAATTCAAGGCTTGATGGAAAACCATATATGGATGTTTATCATGCTTATTCGTGTTATGCTCATTTTGTAATATGTGAGCATGCAAAAAAATCTGGTTACACAATTTGCTTGTCCGGTCATGGCGCTGATGAAATCTACTCCGACTATTTTAGCCCAAATACATCAAGCTCCTCCGTTGTTAAGGGAGACTATACGGGCTGGAGAGTTAAGTGGCCAAATTTTGATATGGGATATGGAAGAAATATATTAGGCATGTTTGATAGAACAGCTGGAGCCTGCGGAATAGAGACCAGATATCCATATTTAGATCGCGATGCTGTTCAGAACTTTTTATGGCTTTCAGATAAGTTAAAAAATAAATATTACAAACAGTGTCAACACCAAATAATGGAAAAAAGAAAATTTCCCTTCGATAAGAAAAACCTAAAGGTTCCACTAAGAGTTTTTAATAATGATCCTAAAAATATTAAATTTAAAAAATATCTATTAGATTTTTATAAAAAAAATAATATAACTCATCCATCTTGGATTAAGATATAGTTAAATATAAAGCAAATATTATGAAAAATAATAAGAAAATATCAAAATCTGAATTAATTAATGCCGAAAAAATTTCTCGCAAATATAAAGCGAGGGCTAAAGGCTTAATAAAAAAAGGCTTAATAGAGGATGTTGAAAAACTATGCTTACAACTAAAAGGTGGGTACACAAAGACCTTATCATACAGTGATAAAAAGGCTTATGATGCAGTCAAAACAGAATTAAGTCGGTATAAAAAAGAATCTAAAGCTAGGAGTAAGTCTTTGAAAAAAATAGAATGGGATGAAAGTTTTAATAACATTGATGTTTTAGGGCTTATTAAATGGGATTGGGCTAATTCTGGGTATAGGTTTTCTAAAGCATTAGAGATGCTCGATTTAAATGTGGCATCATTCAAAGGAACTCCTTTAGCTTACTTTAACTATCCAGTTCAGCTACCTACCCTTCCGATATTATCAAAAAAACAAGTTAGACAACCTGGTCTATATCCTGCTTCTCCGATAATTAATGATGCAAAGTATAATAAGGATTTGCAAAAATTAATCAACAACTCAAAGGTAATATATCTGTTTGGAACACAGTGGATTAAAAATATAAAAATTCCTTCTTCAAAAAAAATAGTTGTGCAGCACGGAGGAATAACTTACAGGGTTGCTCCAGAAAAATGCAATGCCATCTATAATCCGGTTGTTTCTGCAACAATAGCGCAATGTCCAGATCTTCTAAATCTGGGTGCTATTAACGAGCATTTAATTTATTACCCTGTTGAAACAGACTTGTTAACTCCCAAGTTTGACTTTAAACACTCTGAAAAATTAGTCATAGGACATTTTCCCAGTAGTCCAATCAACAAGGGGACAGAAAGAATTATTTCCGTTATAAATAAGCTTAAAAAATCAAGTCTGAGGGATAAATTTATTTACAACGGAATACCTTTATCTTCAGATAAGAAAAGACACTTTGTTGACTGGCCTCAAAACATAAAAAGACTTTCTAGCTCAGATATAGTTATAGAAACCTGTAAGCCTGAGTTGGGGGGTAAGCCATTTGGGGAGTGGGGGAATACAGCTATAGAGGCATCTTCCTTGGGTACTATAGTGGTAACAAACTCTTTAACACCACATATATATGCTAAAGAATACGGAAAGTGTGCCTTGCACATTAACGATGGAACGGCAGCTGGGCTAGAAAAAACCTTAACCGAACTCATAACATCTTCAAGGGAAGATATAATGAGTAAAAAAATTGAGGCTCGCAGCTGGGTTGTTAGAAATCACAGCCTAGAGGCTACCGCCCTTAGGTTATGGGAGAGGGTTTTTAAGAACTTTTTCCCAGAAAAATGGACAGAAGAATCTTTGCGTAATCACGCTATAAAAAATTGGTCAAAAGACTTTTTAAAAGAAGTTGGGTGGGTGTAAATGAAAAATCTTAGTATTACTACGGCAGAGCAAAAAATAGCCGCTATAAAATTTAAAGAGTATAAGAAAAAAGGGCTGAATGCCGTCAAGTCTAAGGGTCTAAATTATGCTTTGGGCATGCTTTCGGATCTTAAAGACAGGTATAATGCAGATCAAACATATGTTAATAAAAAGATGTATGATGGATTTAAAAAAGGTATTTATTCATTAAAAGGCTATGCTTCTTCTAAAAATATTAACGAAGAAATAGATGTGTTAATGTTAGCTCAAGATGATTGGTCAAATACGGGGTATAGATTCTCCTTATGCCTAAAGGCTTTGGGATTAAATGTTGTAATTATAAAGGGTAAAGCTCACTCTTATAATTATCCCGTTCAGGCCCCTATCGATCCCGCTCTTTCTGGAAAATTAAAAACAATATATCCTAGAGTTTTTAAACCTAAAAATGCTAAATACAAAGAGTATCTTAGAGGTCTTATAAGAAGCGCTAAAGTTGTTCACTTTTTTGCAAGTACATACATTGATTTGGGAATGGAAAAAGAGCTCAAAAGAAAACACGTAGTTGTTCAGCATGGCGGAACAACATATCGACAAGCGCCAAGCTTAACAAATAATATTTTTAACAAATTTGCCGATGCTACCGTAATACAGTGTCCGGACCTATTATCTCTCGGGTCTAAAAACGAACATCTAATATATTATCCGGTTCAAACAGATATAATCAAACCAAATTTTGAAAAGATGGGCAGCAAGCTTTTGGTTGGGCACTTTCCAAGCTCTCCGAAAAATAAGGGTACTAAAGAAATTTTAGATATAATCCAGGAGCTAGAAAAAGACCCTATGTATAGAGATAAATTTGAGTATATTGGAACTAGAAGTCTAAAGCAAGGCAGGAGGTCGTGGGAAGAGCAGCTCAAAGTTGTCTCTGGATGTGATGTTTTAATTGAAACCATGTGTTTAAATCAAGGGAAAAAAATTTTTGGAGAATGGGGGAATACAGCCATTGAGGCTGCTGCTTTAGGGAAGGTGGTCCTGACAAACTCAAAAACTAAACATATTTACTCCAAGGAATATGGACAAACAGCATTAAATATTGTTAATAACAAAAAACAGCTAAAAGCACAATTGATTAGATTCATTGAGATGACTGATGAGGAGCTTAAAAATCAAAAAATTCTCACTCGCAAATGGGTTGTTCAAAACCATAGCATGGAAGCTAATGCCATTAGGCTTTGGAATAAGATTTATAAAAACTTTTTTCCTGACCTTAAAATAAATCTAAATATAGGGGAATAAAATGATTCTAAGTGAAAAATATAAAACAGCCTTAGTCACGGGTGGAGCCGGATTTGTAGGGAGTCATTTAGTTAAAAGATTACTAAAAGAGGGGCTAAAAGTTGTTAGTGTAGATGATTATTCTTCTGGAAAAAAATATAATTTATCAGATATTAGGGATAATAATTTTTTTGAAGAAGAATGCGACATTACGGACAAGGCTAAAATGAGGTCTATTTTTAGTTCTTGTAATTTTGATATAGTATTTCATAATGCAGCATCAAAAAAAAATATATGCCTAAAGGACCCAGGAAGAGACCTTGAGGTAAATGGTTTTGGTGCATTTAATCTTTTAAAATTATCTAAAGAATTTAATGTAAAAAAGTTTGTTCACGCCTCTACTGGATCAGTCTATGGTGAGGCTAGATATTTCCCGCAAGACGAGGAGCATCCGCTTGTTCCGCTATCCTACTATGGCGTAAGCAAGCTGGCTGGAGAAAAATACTGTAAGCTATTTTCTGAAACAAAAGATTTAAATACTACCGTTCTTAGATACTTTCATGTGTTTGGGCCAAACCAAGAATGTGATCCAGACCTAGGTGGTGTTGTGGCTATCTTTTTGGATCGAGCAAAAAAGGGGCTACCACTAGTTGTTCATGGGGATGGAATGCAGCAGCGCTCCTTTACTCATGTTGATGATATTGTAAATATTAATCTTTTTGTTGCACAATCCGAAGAAACAAGGGGTGAGGCATATAATTGTGCATCAGGTGTTAATGTGACAATTCTTGAGTTAGCAAAAGCCGTTCAGGGTGAGTACGGAGAAGGTATAACAATTCAATACGCCCCACCGCTTGATGGTGATATTAAAATATTTGATGTCAGCAATAACAAGTTAAAAAATTTAGGCTTTAAATTTTCAACAAATTTTAGAGACGGTTTAAAGGAGTTGTTTCAAAAATAGTAAAATAATAAAAAACAGAGAGTGCTTAATGAATGTAAAATTATTTGACTTAAAAAGAGTTTTAAAGCCCAGCGTAAATCAACTAAAAAAGTCTTTTGATTTAAACCTAGAGGATTGCAAGTTTATAATGGGGTCAGATGTATTTTCTTTTGAAGAAAATTTTTCAACAAAAGTAGGCGCAAGACACACAATCAGCATGTCAAGTGGAACAGACGCGCTTCTTTCCATTTTTATGGCGCTTGATTTAGAGCCTGGTAGTGAAATAATAGTTCCGTCATTTACATTTGTTGCTTCTGCATCATCAATAGCCCGCGCCGGACTAAAGCCGGTTTTTGCAGATATATCAAGAGACTCTTTTCATCCATCAATTGATGGTATCAGGTCAGCTTGGACAAGCAATACCAAAGGTGTATTGTTTGTTCATCTTTTTGGAGAGTGTGAAGATTTGTCTGAATTAAAAAAGCTATGTGATGAAAAGAGTGCTTTTTTAATTGAAGATTGCGCTCAATCATACGGCTCTGGCTGTGGAAAATTTGGTTTAGCATCAGCATATAGCTTTTTTCCAGCAAAGAACATCGGATGCTTAGGAGATGGTGGTGCAGTAACGACTAACGACAGTGATTTTGCTGAAAAGATAAAAATAATAAGATCACATGGATCATCTATAAAGTATAATTATGAATTACTGGGTGGTAATTTTAGGCTAGATACAATTCAAGCAGGTTTCTTGAATATTTTGCTGGATAGAGTTGACTTGTGGATAGATAAAAGAAGAGATAACGCAAACTTTTACAGCCAAGAGTTGGAGGGCATAGGCGACCTAATCCTACCTAGGGGTGGCAAAAATCACTCCTGGAACCAGTATACCATAATAACTAAGAATAGAAATGAGTTAAAAAAACATTTAGATAAAAACAAGATAGGAAATGCTATCTATTACCCTATCCCTCTTCATTATAGCTCTAAGATATTTAAAGACACATATAGCTTGCCCGAAACTGAAAAAAGATGCAAACAAGTTTTGTCTTTACCAATTTATCCAGGATTATTAGAGGAAGAAAGAAAATATGTTGTTGAAAAAATAAAGGAGTTTTTTGATGATACACAAAATGGCAAACATATATGATTCTGCAAAAATAGGAGACTCTACAAAAGTTGGGGCTTTTGCTGAAGTAGGTAAAAATGTAGTTATTGGCAATAACTGCTCTGTAGGGTGCTCTGCATTTATACCTGAAAATGTTGTTATAAACGACAATGTATTTATTGGTCCACATGTTGTTTTTACAAATGATAAAAAAGCTCCATCTAAAGGTGCTTGGAGGTCTCTGCCGCCGACGATTGTTGAGGATGGCGTTTCAATCGGTGCTAACGCAACTATTTTGCCAAATTTGATTATTGGCGAAGGCAGCGTTATTGGCGCTGGAGCTGTTGTTACAAAAAATGTTGAAAAAAACACTATTGTTGCCGGTAATCCGGCGAGAGTAATTGGTAAAAAAGATGAGTAAATTCGCCTTGATTGGTGCTGCTGGATATATTGCGCCAAGACATATGGCTGCAATTAAGGATACTGAAAACGACCTAGTTACAGCTATGGACCCTAACGATTCTGTTGGAATTATTGATTCTTATTTTCCAAATGCATCTTTTTTTACTGAAGTAGAAAGGTTTGATAGACATATTCATAAGTTATCAAAAACAAATGACAAAATTGATTATTTAAGCATCTGTTCTCCAAACTACCTTCATGATTCACATATAAGATTGGGTCTTAGAAATTATTGCAATGTTATTTGTGAAAAACCATTAATTATTAATCCAAAAAACATTATATATTTAAAAGAATTAGAAGAAGAATTTGGCAAAAAAGTTTATACAGTTTTGCAGCTTAGATATCATAAAAAAATTTTAGAACTAAAAGAATATTATAAAAGTAACAGTAAAAAAATAAACATTGATTTAAACTATATAACATCTCGCGGCAAATGGTATCTGCACTCATGGAAGGGTAATCCTTCTAAATCTGGAGGCCTTGCCGCAAATATAGGAATACACTTTTTTGATATGTTAATATGGATTTTTGGCAATCCATTATCTTTAAATATTTTTGAAAAAACAGATTATAAAATATCTGGAATTTTAGATTTGGAATCTGCCAAAGTAAGATGGTCTTTGAGCATAGACTCAAGAGACCTTCCTGAATATTGCAAACAAAAAGGGCAAAGGGCATATAGATCACTGCTTATTGACAATAAAGAATTTGAATTTAGCAGTGGATTTACGGATCTTCATACGGTAACATATAATAATATCTTGGCAGGAAATGGTTTTGGCCTTGAAGATGCAATGGCGTCTCTAAGTATAGTAAAAGACATTCGGTCGTCTAAAACAAATTTTAATTATTAGGTTTATTATGAAAAAGGTTGTAGCACAAATTGGGTACGGATTCGTCGGGGGCGCTCTAAGCAGATCCCTAAGCCAAAAGGGCTATTGTTCTTTGATTTATGATAAATACCAAGAGATTGGTCGGCCAGAAGATGTTCTTAAGTCAGACTTTTTATTTCTCTGTCTTCCAACACCTTATGTAGAAGGTCATGGCTTTGATTTATCGGCAATTCTAGAAAATCTTAAGTTTTTATCTAGAAATAATTATTCCGGTTTAGTTATCCTAAAAAGTACTGTCGAGCCCGGAACAACAGAAAGGCTAAATAAGCAATTTAAAAACCTTTTTATGTGTCATAATCCTGAGTTTTTAACCGCAAGAACAGCGGATGAAGATTTTCATAATCAGACTCATATAGTTTTGGGATATAACGAAGATCTAAACAACTCTTTAGCTATGGCTCAAGAATTAGGACAATTTTTTTCTGAAAGTTACCCTAGTGCAAAAGTTTCTATATGCACCTCTAGGGAGTCAGAGTCTATGAAGTTATTTTGCAACAACTTCTATGCAATGAAGGTGCAAATTTTTAATGAATTCTATCTGCTCTGTCAAAAGCTTGGAGTCGATTATGAGCGCGTTAAAGAGCTTATGCTGTCCAATGACTGGATCAACCCCATGCATACCTTTGTACCCGGTCCTGACGGCCAAATAAGCTACGGAGGGGCGTGCTTCCCCAAAGACACTAATGCTCTTAACCATCTTATGAAAACAGCAGGATCTCCACACGATGTTCTTGATGCTTGCATAAGAGAAAGAAATTCAATGAGAGAGTGCAAGCTTAAGTAATATAAAGTTGAGATTAATATGTTTAAAAAAGCAATAGTTACAGGGTCTGAGGGTTTTATTGGAGGGCATCTAACGGATGCTCTTCTTGCAAATGGAGTTCAAGTGTTAGGCGTAGACGATATGTCTTCTGGGCTTCAATCAACATATGAACAGCATATTAAGAGCCCTCATTATACTGGAAAACAAATATCTATAACGGATTCCAGAATTAATTCTATCTTTAAAGATTTTAAGCCGGATGTAGTTTTTCACTTGGCTGCAAAATCAGGGGTTACACCATCGGTCTTAAACCCAACTTTTTCAGATTTTACAAATATTAACGGATCTGTAAACCTTCTTGAAGCCGCAAAAGACTCTGGCGTAAAAAGATTTGTATTTTCGTCTTCATCATCAATTTATGGTGGCAGCGAAAATCTACCAACATCAGAGTCTGAGCCTCCAAATCCAAAGTCTCCATATGCTCTTCAAAAGCTTGTTGTAGAGAAATATTGTAAATTATTCTCAGACTTATATGGGCTAGAAGCAATATCTTTAAGATATTTTAATATCTTTGGACCAAGGCAGAGGTCCAACTCTGCTTATGCTGCTGTTATTGCTGCTTTTGCAGATGCAGAAAAAAGAGGGATGCAACCAAAGATATTTGGAACAGGAGAGCAGTTTAGAGATTTTTGTTATGTAAAAAATGCTGTAGAAGCAAACATTCTTGCTGCAAATGCTCCGAATAAATTATCTGGTGAAGTTGTAAATATTGGTTGTGGTGGAAGAATTACAGTAAATAACTTGCGCAAATTTATTTGTAGCAAAGATCCTATTTATGAGGTTGAGCGCCCAGGAGATGTATTTTCTTCTCAAGCGGATATTTCCGCTGCAAAAAAACTTATTGGATATAGTCCGGGCTGGACTTTTGAGCGTGGACTAAAAGAAACCATCGATTGGTACTTGGGGTAAATAATGTTAACAGCGGTAATTACTGGAGTCGCAGGCCAGGATGGAAGTTATTTAGCAGAACTCCTCCTAGAAAAAGGATATAGGGTAGTAGGCCTTACCCTTAGGCATGGAACCCTTGTTAAGTATATGAACATCGATCATCTGCTTGGCAACAAAAATTTTAAATTATTTGAAGGTGACATAACGGATCAGACTCTCATCTCAAGGGTTCTATATGATTATAAGCCGCATGAATGGTATAATTTGGCCGCAATGAGTCACGTTGGACAATCATTTAGAGAGCCCTTATCCACCTTTGATGTGGATGCCAGAGCCGTCATAGGCCAGCTAGAAATGATTCGTCAAATATCGCCTTATACTCGATTTTACCAAGCTTCTACATCTGAATTATTTGGTGGATTGACTTGTCCAAAAGAAGGTTATGACGAAAGCTCTCCGTTCCACCCTAGGTCTCCATATGGGGTGGCAAAACTAGCTTCTTTTTGGGCTGTAAAAAATTACCGAGAAGCTTACGGTTTATTTGCTTGCAACGGCATCCTTCACAACCACTCTTCGCCAAGAAGAGGCTTCGATTTTGCTACTAGAAAAATAACCAGAGGGGTTGCTTCGGTTAAACTTGGCCTTCAAGAGACCCTCAAGATGGGCAATCTTGCGGCATTCAGAGATGAGGGCCACTCCAAGGACTATGTACGAGCCATGTGGATGATGCTGCAGACTGAGAGGGCGGAGGATTATCTTGTTGCCACAGGTGCCGGGGCGACTATTCTTGAGATGCTCGAATATGTGTGCGCTCTAGCCGATCTAGATCCAGAAGAGGTCTATGAGGTAGACGAAAGGTTTATGAGGCCATCAGAGGTTCCGTTTTTACTGGGAAATCCCAAAAAAATAATGGAAGAGTTGGGGTGGAGTCCGATGTACTCATGGAAGTCTCTTCTAAAAGAAATGTATGAGTATGATTTGCTAGACTTAGTCTGTGATAGCTAATTCTTTTCACCAAAGAATTAGCCTTAATAAGTACTAAATAACCAGGGAGCTGGGTTGGGGGTCAAAATATTCGTGGAAAACTTTATTTAAAAGAAACGTATAAGTGAGGCTTAGAGTGAAAGAAGAAAGTGGAAAGTATTGCTTAGAATATTTTGAAAAAGCATTGCAAAATGATCCTAGATATATGTATCAAACGATAAGCTCTCTTAAAAGAGAGTTTGTATTATTTACTGGTCCAATGTTTGGCGGTAAGACAACTAGAATGCTGTCTGAGCTAGATAGGTATAGGTATAAGGGAAGAAATATTTATGCATTTAAGCCCTGTATAGATGACAGATATGCTGAGACCAGGATTGTATCACATAATGGGGGATCAATAAAGGCCACAACCATAGAGTGTGGTGCAGATATGATTGATTTTCTATCAGAAAAAGGCGAGCTTGATCCGTTAAATAATAAGTTTTTAGCTCATGCTCCGGTAATAGCTTTAGATGAAGTTTTTATGGTAAAAGGAGCTGGAAAAATTCTTCCTTATCTGTTTAAGTGTGGTGCCACGATAATTGCATCAACAATTCAGCTAAATTCAGATGGAAATCCTTTTTCTGAAATATTAAACATAATGCCATATGCTACAAAAGTGGAAGTATGCCCTGCTGTTTGTTCTATCTGCGGTGCTGATGCTCACTATACGGAAAAAATAGGTGGAAGAAAAGACTTTGAGGTAGAGGTCGGCGGCAAAGATCTTTATCAACCAAGATGTTTTGGTCATTTTAGTTATTTTTAAAATTGCTGCTAATATTTAACCTCTCTGTAGGAACTTAAAATGAACAGAAAGGCTAAAATAAACTTTTTTTATAAACTAGCTAACAGAGATGTAAGTTCTAACAATTTTGTCGAATATATTAAATCTTTAGAGTCACCCCAAGAAAGGCCTAGCGGCTTTAGGAGAGGCTCTCTAAAGATAGAGAAAATAAGCAAGGTATGCTGTTGGTGCTCAAGCGAAACCCTGGTTGGTGTGGAGCATATAATTCCGCGATCTGCCGGGGGCCCGCCAGTCGATAGATGGAATCTTGCTTGGGCTTGTTATACTTGCAACCATTATAGAGGATCTCAGTTGAGCCCTCCATTTAGAAAGGGAGCTTCTCTTAGTGGGTGGTTAACGGAGGCCTTTTTGGGTTTTAAAGAACAAATTCCAACAGCCGAGGAGCTAAAGGAATATTTCCATGAACAGAAAAAATAAAATAAAAAAATTTTTTAAACTGGCATCAGAAGAGTCCGATATTGGCTTTGACCTAAGAGAGGGTGATACAGATGCTAACACCAAAGGCGAGGTGTCTCTACTTCAGGAGCTTCTAGAGTTATATGGCTTTAAGCTAAAACAATACGGTGTTGATGGATATTTTGGTCCAGAAACAAAAGGTGCGTTATTGCTTTTTCAAAGAGAAAACAGCTTGCGGGAAAGTGGTATAGCAGATGATGTCACCAGAAAACTGATATTTGAAGGAGACCCCAAGGAAAATGTCGAAACAGAAAGATCTGGCTGGCTAAGAGACACTCTGCAGTCAATCGAAAGAGATGACTCAACAGAAGGGGGCTATTCTGCATCCGGAGGGACTGTTAGCGCAGAAGGGCTTTATGGGGATCTTTTTTCGGCACTAAGAAATAGGAACTTATGCATTGCAATGGTCGCAAATGCTATTTCAGAGTCTAATTTAAATATCGGAATAGCTGGAGATTGTGGAGATTATGCAAAAAGAAGAAGTGATAGATCAATAATGATCGAAGGAAAGGGCCTTTGCTGCTCTTATGGTTTGTGGCAATACAATATATGCACAAGAACCTCTATGGGAACTCGGTTTTTAAAAGCAAACGGCGACCCCCAAACTAATGAGGAAAAGCTAAAGCTGCTAACTGATTATGGAGCTCAGGTGGATTATATGATAAATACACTTCAGTCTAGATATAGCTCTGTTATTTCAGATGAGAAAACGGTAGAATGGTGGGTAGACTGGTTTGTCAAAAATATAGAGAGACCAAGAGATGTTGGGGGAGCAATTGCAAAAAGAACTCAGACAGCTCAAGGCTTGTCTCAACAAATCGCCTAGGAGTAGTTCGTGAAGAAAATTCATAAACCATGGGGGCATGAAGAAGTTTGGGCTCACACAAACAAGTATGCTGGAAAAATATTGCATATAAACAAGGGTGAGAGGCTATCTCTTCAATTTCATGAAAAAAAAGAAGAAACAATCTACGTACTAGAGGGTGAGCTTTTGCTTATATGCGGTAATTCAGAAGACTCTTTAAAAAAAATTATTTTAAACCAGGGCGAGTCAATGCATATTGAGCCTGGTTTGATTCACAGATTTTGTGCTACAGAATCAAGTGTTAAGCTTATAGAGGTATCCACATCTGAGTTAGACGACGTTGTTAGGCTTGGAGATGACTATGGTAGAGAAAGAATAAAAAATCAAAATGTTTAACCATACACTTCTTTCTGCGCTCCTCCTACTTTTGGTAGGAAATATATTTACATGGTTTCAGATAAACCTTCAGTTTATGAGCAACTGGTGGAGCGAAAGACCTATCTTTACAATATTGTTATTTTCACCATGTGGGGCCTTCTTTTATTATGGATGGAGATTTTTGGTACAGCACTTTGACGGAAGCCTGTGGCCACCAAGGCTTGTTAGCTTTGGAGTTGGAGTTATAGTATTTGCAATATTAACATACATCGTAAAGGGCGAGGTAATTGATAAAAAAACCATAGTTTGTTTAGTTTTATCAATTATAATAATTTTAACACAAACACTTTACCCTAATTCGCCCGATTCTGGTAAAATAGAGGATAATCAGGTCGATGTCCGCGAAAAATGAAAGTAGAAATAATAATACCAGCATACAATCCGGGTCCATACCTCAAGGATGCTATAGAGAGCTGTTTAAATCAGACTTATAAGCAGTATTCGATAACGGTGATTGATGACTGCTCCTCTGAAAATATAGAGGGTATTACCAAGCTCTATCCAGATGTTAATCTTATTAAAACAGAAAAAAACTCTGGCCCGTCTGCAGCAAGAAATCTTGCAATAAAACAATCTAATGCAGATCTTATATCTTTGTTGGATGCAGACGATATTATGGCAAGGGAAAAGCTTTATTATAGTGTAAAAGAGTTTGAGGACCACAAGGTCGGAATGACCTGTGGGAATTACAAAATTCTTTATAATCGAAGCAGAATGATGAGGCCATTCTACAGTCGCCCTATAAAAATAAGCTACCCTTTAATGATGAGGCAAAACTTTGTGGCTTCAGGATCAGCTACCATAAGAAGGTGTGTGCTCGATGAGGTTGGATTTTTTGACGAATCACTTTGGATATCTGAAGATTATGATATGTGGCTGAGAATATCTGAAAAATATAACATAAAATATATACATAGAGTTCTTTATTATTATTCTGTTATAAAAAACGGAGGATCTCTAACAAACAGCAAGGATTCTACAGATACAGGTAGGAGGAATAATAAAAAGATTAGAGCAGCCTCAAGGTCTAGGGTGTTAGAGCGTGAATATAACAAAGTTTAAAAAGAAGAAGATCCTGATAAAAACTTATTTGTTTGAATCAGGATTATTTTATTTAGGTAAATCTCTTTATAAGGAGCTTGTAAAAAATAATGAAGTTTACCTTTTTCCAAAGGAGAAATATAAAAAGACCGGAAGAAGATTTGTTCCATTTTATCCACCACTTAGTGATAAAGGCTTATTAAGTGGATTAAGTTATTTTGAGGCAAACAGCTTTCATAAAAATAACTTAGAAAAATTTGTTATTGATAAAGATGTGGATATAATCTTTTCGCTAGAAACCTTTATGCCAACAGCAAGCTGGATTGATAGTATAAAGAGTAAAAAAAGAGTGAGAATATATGATATACCAATGCCAGAGTGGGTTGATGAATCGCACTTAAAGCGCGGATCCTATAATAGATTGGACGGTATAATTTCTTTAACAAAAACGACTACCAGACTGTTTGGGAAAACAATTATATATGAAACTTCTTGGGATTATGCAAATGATGCAAACAATTTTATATCCGAAAATAAAAAGTCAAAAGACAAGTTTATTTTTTATCACCAGGCTTCTTTAAACCCATCTTTTTCTCAAAAAAATACAAAAAATGTCTTATTGGCATTTCAAAGATTCTCTGAAGATGTACAAAAAAACGTACAATTAATTGTTACTGGAAGATTATCTGATAAAGAAAAATTAATTGTTAAAAAATCTAATAATATTATGATAATAAATGAGATTTTAAACAAAGAGGGCATATATAAATTATATGAAAAATCAGACTGTGTAATAGCACCATCGACCAGAGAGGGGTTGGGTTTAACCTTTTATGAAGCAAAAAAATTTGATTGTGAAATAATAACAACAAATGCAGATCCAATGAACATTCATACTGATTATCTTTGCAAAGTTATTTCGTATAATGGAAATGGACTAATTGCACATGCTACAACTTCTTCGGAAGAAATTTTAAAACAATTAAACAAATATTATGAGGAAAATTTAATGGCAAAAAAAACAAAAGAGCAGATCGAATCTGAGAACAAAAGTCTGCTGGAAGCCTTCGGAGAGGCCTCTGTCGAGGGCAAAAAGTCAGGCTCTGCAGAAATGGACATGGATGTCTTAAGCAAATTAAATGCCAAGCTAAACTCAAAAAATTCTAAAGAGCAAAAGGAGGAGGAAGTGAAGGTGATTTCTCAAAGATCAGTAAGTATAGAGTTCGCGGTAGTTGGAGTTGGACAAGCAGGCTCCAGATTAGCCGAAGCATTTCACAAGAAAGGATACGATGTAGGTGTCATCAACACCTCTGCTCAGGATCTTGAGTTTATTGAGGTAGCTGATCATCAAAAACTTTTGTTAGAGGGAAGCTTGGGTGGAACGGGAAAAGACCTAGATTTAGGTAGGGAGATTTTTGATGATTCCCAGGAACAAATAGTTCAGTTTTTAGACCCAATTATTGAAGGCAATAACATGGTGTATATTACTGTTTCTGGTGGCGGTGGTACCGGCTCAAGCTCAGTTGATACCATGGTAACTATGTTATTTGAAGCTGGAATTCAAGTTGGAGTTATTTATGTTCTTCCGAAAGCAACAGAAGATGCGCAGTCCAAGAAGAATTCAATAGAGACGCTTTCTCGGCTAGCTAAAATGACTGTTAACAAGATGGTTGTAAATCTGATTGTTGTAGATAATGCCAGAATTGAGCAGATCTATGCAGATTTAAGTCAGTCAAAGTTCTGGGAAGTTTCGAATGAGGCTATTATAGAGCCTCTGCATGTTTTTAATACACTAACATGTACTGCTTCAAAGTTTACTTCTCTTGATCCTAGTGATTTTGCTAAAATTATAGCCGCAGGAAACTGTTCGACATATGGAGTAATAGAGGTAGAAGATTATATGGAAGAAACTGCTTTAGCAGAGGCTGTTATCAGTAGTTTGGGCGGGAATATGCTTGCGTCAGGCTTTGATTTGAGCCAAACAAGGGCCGGCGGAGTTATTATAACAGGGCCTGAGTCAGCACTAGAGAGGCTTCCTGCTTTGAATATAAATTATTGTTTTCACATAATTTCTCAGCAAACAAATGGGGCCTCAATCTTCCAGGGCGTTTATTCAACTCCCTCGGAAAAAGATTCTATTAAAATTTACAGCTGGTTTGCGGGATTGGGTCTTCCGAAGGATAGGGTTGAAAACTTAAAGAGAGAAAGTGAGGAGCAGGCTTTGCTTGCTGAATCAAAAGAAAAAAATAGTGCTGCCACTATGACTCTTGACTTTGAAGAAGATCAGGTAAACGCAACTAGCAGAGAGATTAATCGAAAGATAAAGAAAAAGAACTCTGCATTTAGCAGGATGCAAAGATCTGGCGGAAGAACATCTCTTATTGATAGAAGAAAGAGAAAAAAGTAATGGCTATCGATAAAGATTTTTATAATAGCTCTTCCTCTGCCAAGCTAGGCTGGGATCCAAGCTGGTTTGGTTGTGAAGAGTTTGATTACGAGCTTGTCAAGTCAATCCAAAGGTGGCAGAGGAAAAATGGCTTAACAGCAGATGGCCTCGTTGGTCCGATGACTTATAGGCGCATTTGGACGGAAAGAGAGTCAAACATTGCTTATTATGCTCCAAAAAATATTCAGGTTGGAACAGAGCAAAAATATATTGTTCACAACAGCAATTTTATTCCCATAAAGTGGGATAAGGTAGTTTTGTGGGAAGATCCCGAAGGTTTGAAGGCTAAAAAGGGTTGTTATACAGATTATTCCGGAAAGCCCGATAGAGAGCCTACAATGTTCGTTAATCATTGGGATGTTTGCTTGAATTCAGAATCTTGCGCTAGAGTTTTGAATAACAGAGGGATATCTGTTCATTTTTGTATTGATAATGATGGAACGATTTACCAGATGCTTGACACTCAGCACAAAGCTTGGCACGCAGGAATACGAGGCGGTGTTGGCGGAAACCCAAAGGGGATTGGCGTTGAGATTGCGAATGCTTACTATCCAAAGTATCAAAGTTGGTATGTTAGAAATGGGCTTGGAGAAAGACCGCTTGTTGAAGGCGCTACTGTGCATGGAAAAACTCTAGAGCCTTTTATGGATTTTTACCCAGTTCAAATACGGGCCTTAAAAGCCCTCTGGAAGGCCTGCAGCGAAGGGGTTGGAATACCCTTATCCTACCCCTCTAATGATGATGGCACACTCTCTAGGGGCGTACACAGCGGTTGTGTCAAAGGCACCTTTGAGGGCATCTGCAATCATTACAACTTTACGAAAGGAAAGTTGGACTGTGCCAACTTAGATCTGAAAGAGCTGCTGTCAGATATGTAATGGTTGACAACAATGTTTTGGGGATTAGCGTATAAGAATGTTGAAGATCAGAGTGGAAAATGTCAACTGCCAACTATCAGGCTCGATTGACCAAAAGCATGTAAGTGAACTTTCGGATAAGCTTAGCTACGACCACCCAGGTTATAATTTTATGGCAGGTGGTCAAGGGGGCTTTGGTTCTCGCGGCAAGCATGGAGGTTGGGACGGAAAAGTGCGTCTTCTTCAGAAATCAGGGAAATTTCCTATAGGACTTCTTTCTGTAGTTAAAGAGTTTTTGGATAAAAACAACCTAGAGTATACAGTTACAGATAATCGCCCAAATTTAAGATATGGAAAACCTGTATCACAAATTAATAAAGACTTTGAACCTAGAGATTATCAATCAAGGGCCGTAAAAGCTGCCCTGAAAAAGGGCAGCGGAATAATAAAGGTAGCTACCGGTGGTGGTAAGAGTTTTATTATATCCTCAATTGTTGCCAAATACAATATACCAACGATAGTCTATGTTATTGGAATTGAGCTTCTTCACCAAATGAAGCAAACTATTGAGTCAGCCTATGGAATCGAGTGCGGTATAGTTGGAGGGGGCGAGTGTGATGTCTCCAAGCAAGTTACAATTATGACCATTTGGTCTGCAGCATCTGCCTTTAACAAAAAAGTCAAAATTACAGATAACGATACCACTTTAGACTCCAAGAAGCATACAAATGCTCTAAATAAGGCGATGGTAAGAAAGAGGGTACAAGAAGCGCAGCTTTTTATCTTTGATGAATGCCAATATGCAGCATCTGAGACTCTGCAGTTTTTGCACAGAGCAAGCGTCTCTGCAAAACACAGATTTTTGTTTTCAGGAACACCCTGGAGAGATACAGGCGACGATATTTTGATTGAGGCTGTTTCTGGTCCAAAAATTGTTGATGTAAGTGCAACTTTTTTAATTAAAAACGGCTATCTTGTCCGACCGAAAATTTACTTTTTAGATGTACCGGTAATGAGGGGTGTGGGGAAGAATTACCATGATGTTTATAAGAATTATATTGTAGAAAACGATGATAGAAACGATCTTATTTTAAAGTCTGCTAAAAAGCTGGTAAAAGAAGGTAAAAAAGTCTTAATTCTTGTTGTAAGAGTCGGCCATGGTAATGTTTTAATGGACAAGTTATCTGATGAGTTCCGGGTAAAGTTTTTAGATGGAGCAAAATCTTCAAAAAACAGAATGGACTCTATTCAGGAAATGAAAGACGGAGAATTAGATATACTTATTGCTTCAAAAATATTTGACCAAGGAGTTGATATACCAGAGTTAGACGCACTAATTCTTGCTGGATCTGGTAAGTCTTCCGGCAGAGCATTACAAAGAATCGGGCGAGTCATAAGGCGCAGCAAAGGAAAGGCCGAAGCAATTGTTGTTGAGTTTTTTGATAATTGCAAATATCTAAGAGATCATTCTGACGCTAGAATAAAAGTCTACAAAAGCGAGCCTGGTTTTGAGATAAAAATTCAAAAAAACAAAGCCATTAAGTCTTACCCCAAGAGACCTCCTGTAAAATGGAGCTAAAACCTTTTTTATTAAAAAAGTTGACCAAAAAAATATTCTGCATAACCTATATGTGGTGAAAAAATGAATCAAGAAGAATTTTATGGAAAAATTCCAGAGTGGATAGCGAAGCCTAAAAGCACCTGGAATCACATAACCCTTATGGCTTACTTTTGTTATAAGTATGAGCAAAAGAATGGCGTAAAATTTCGCTTAGTTAGATGGAAATCCGATCCAGGTAAGGGTAAGGAGAGTCGAGACTTTGCGAAATTATTTAAAACTCTTGCTCCCGAAGATTATGTCTCTTTTTCTAAGGAAAAGAAAAAACAAATCAAGGAAGAGGTAACTGTCAAAATATACAATTATATAAATTGGATGTTTGACTATAAGTTTAGGCGTGGCGATCGCTCGGTTACTGGTACAAAAATATTTTTAATGCCAGCAATGATAAATGAGTTTGAAAGAATGTACTCCACTTTTCTTGCGAATAAAAAAAGCGAAAACTCATTGGGCTCTCTGCTTATCTGGGCAAGAGATCACATTCCAGATATTTTTGATTTTCATGAAATTGAAGATGTTAGAGATTTAAAAATGTTGCAAACATATTCCGAATCTTATTCGTTAGAAGAAAATTCTTTAGAGTCAATTCTGCTTAAAAAAGCAAAAGAGATGAATTTAGTGTAGATAAAAGGTTTATAAACAGGAGAGTAAGTGTCCCTTGCTAAATTAAAAGACAGAATACAGGTTTCAGATCCTTTTTTTTTAAATGATCACAACATTCATCTTGAGAATATTCCTCAAAGTCAAATGTTTGATATAAAATCATCTTTTAAAAAATATATAAGTGAAAATCCTAATTCCCCAGTATATGATGCATCACAAGGTGATGGCGGCGCAAGTTTGCCGGGTGTGCCTAAAGAAATTTTATTAAAAGCATGCGAGCTCTTAGTAAGTAACGGAACAGGTTATGGCTCTCCAGTTGGTACAGAGATTTATAGAAAATCTGTACTTGAAGACTACTGGAAGCTTGATTCTAAAAATAAGTGGGACATAAAAAATGTCGCCTCCTGTTGCGGGGGAAGGGATGCTCTTATAAAGGCTTATACTGCAATGCAGAATATAAGCAATACCCATGGCGGGTTTGTTTTGGTCCCAAAGGTTCCTTGGATTTCATACAAGTGGGGGCCATACAGTGTTGGCTCTAATGTTTTGCACGCCCCAGGGGATGAAGCTGAATGCTGGAAGCTGACAAAGGCGGGGATAAAAGAGTCCGTTGACCTGGCAAGATCCGTGCAGAGAGAGGTTACGTGTGTTGTTTTAACCAGTCCTGATAATCCGACCGGAAGACACCTGGGTGTGGGAGAGATGGTTGATCTAGCCAGGTATGCGCTATCAATTGGCGTACATTATGTACTGTTTGATTTAATATATCACTGGATTTGCGATTATGGCCCATATGATATAAATAAAATATTGTCATTTTTTACAGAGAAGGAGCAGTCAAGGCTGGTATTTCTGGATGGAGTAACCAAGAGTTTGGGCGGATCCAACATTCGTAATGCTCATCTTTTGGCTGATGAAAAAATTATTCAAAATATTAAAAGACGATCATCCCACGGTGTTATACCAGGATTTTTTGGGGAAGCTGTTGCCATAACAGCTTATAAATCTAACTTTGCTGATGTTACAAGAAGCATTCGAGAGCCTATATCAGAAAGCAGAGCTATAACTAAAGAGTTTTGTGAAAAAAACAAAATTAAAGCTTTTATTGGTCAGGGTTATTATGCATTTATTAATGTTAGGGATTGGATAGCAAAAGCCGGTCTCAAAGATAGTTCTGAGCTAGGAGTAACTCTTGCCAGAAAGCATGGTTTTGCAATTATCCCAGGTTATTACTTTAGTGAGCACGCCTCGGATTGGATAAGGTTTTCTTACGCACTACCTCCTGATGATGCCGAAAAAAATTTAAATAAATTACATGAGTTATGGATGGGAGATTCTCTATGATTTCTTTAAGAAAAGGTGATAAGTTTAAAACTCTTGAATCTGGAGAGGACATATATGGGAAAAAGGTTAAGAAGGGCTCTGTTGTAACTCTTTATGATTTAAAGCTAAGTTGCAACCCTCTTCCTTATGGAAATTATTATTTATCAATAAAAGGCGTAACAAGCAATGGCCAATTGATAAATTGGGGTCTCGATGAAAGTTATATTAAAAAATTGGAGAAATAATGGATACAAATAATACAGCAGAATCAATGGATACAAACAATACAGTAGAATTAATGGGTACTTATGGTAGTGATGAAACCCATGCTCTCTCTGCATGGACAAGCACAAGTCGTCAGATTGGCCCCAAAAAGCGGGCCAGAATGGGTAAGTTGCTTGATATGCTGGCTAACGAAGGGCATCACACACCTTTTGAAAAGTCATCTTTACACTTTCTTGTTACGACAGATATTGCCACTCATATTCATCTTTTAAAGCATCGTATTGGGGTTAATATTAATGGTGAATCAGCGAGATATAAAGAGTTTAAAATAGAAAAGTATTACCTTCCTGTTGACTGGCCCGAGTCTGAGAGGGGATCTTTAGATTTGTTTATAAATCAGGCTTTTGAAAATTACCACAATTGTATTGCCAGACTCGAAAAGGCTGGCTATAGTAGGGAGCGAGCAAAGGAGAGCGCAAGGTTTTATCTTCCTTATGGTATCCAAATTACCTGTGATATTATGTTCAATTGGCGATCTTTTGCTCATTTTCAAAAACTAAGAAACGATGAGCATGCTCAGCTTGAAGTTCGCCAGGTTGCAGCAGAAATGCTAAGACTTGTAGAGGAGGTAGGAGATTTTCCAATGACTATTAATGCAATGAGAAGGTGCGGGATGCTTCCCGAAGGCGAATAATGCTTGAGCTTGAGCTTGAGCGACCAGACTGTGGCTTGGTCTTTGTTGTTTCTGGCCCATCTGGTGTGGGTAAAAGCACTCTGATCAGAGGTCTCATGGAAACCGTTCCCCATATTGGTTTCTCGGTTTCTGCGACGACGCGAACGGCGCGTGTTGGGGAAGTGGACGGCAAGGATTACTACTTCAAGACAACTGAGGACTTTCAGCGGCTGGTAGACGAAGGAGCCTTTCTGGAACACGCGACGGTCTATAATCGACAGTATGGAACCTTACGTGACCCGACCGAGTCTGCCTTATTGGCCGGTGACTCTATTCTTCTGGATATTGATATTCAGGGGGCTCGTCAAATCCGACAGAATATACCGGGAACGGTCCAGATAATGGTGATTCCGCCCGATGCGTCTACTCTTGAGAAACGGTTGAAATCACGAGGCAAAGATACGCACGAGGTCATTCAAGGCCGCATGGAGCAGTTTCGCTCCCAACTAGAGGCCTGCGCTGACTATGACTATCTTATTGTCAACAATGACTTAGCCACTGCTCAGGCTGCATTTAATGCTATTTTTATCGGCGAGTATCAAAAGGAGGCAAAATGAGCGAGGAAGACAAGCCCCGTTTCTGTTGGTCCGCTACCGAGATCGTCGGCATCGGTATCGACAATCCCGAGAGGATCCGCAAGACGGAGGACGGTCTTACCGTCCTCATGCCGACCGACTTCTCTATCGGCGTGATCTCCGAGTGGACGCCGCCCGAACGAGAAATTGTGGTAACTATAATTCCTATCGAACGCGAAGAGAAACTCTTATCTCAGACAACAGAGTTTTGCCAAGGACAAAAACACCTTGTTAAGAGCATTTTGGAGGACAACAAATGACTGTGACAATATTGTTACTAGTTTGCGCGGCCATTTGTTTGTTTCTCGCTACTCAGGCGGATGATGCTCCCAGAGGAAGGAGTTGGGGCCAGTGGGCGGGGCTCACTGGAGAATGGGCCGGGATACCGGTGTATGTTTTCTCTTTTCTATTGTTCATTGCTGCGGGAGTATCGACCTTTGACTATATTTTTAGGTATTTTAATGACTGGTAATAAATTCTTTGCAAAACTTCCCGAAAGGTTTCAGTGGACCGCTCATAATCTAATTGCCCATCCGGTGTCTGAGATTCTTTTTCAAATAGGGTTGGGTGGCTGGGGAGACTGGCTGCATGATTGGACTATTCCGGAGCATATACCCGGCACAGGAAGGGGGTAAAAGTTGCCTAATAAAAACACGATTGTCGTTGGAGGATTGCGATGATAGATACGAAATTGGAAATGGACCTGATCCGCCAGAGGATCATGACAGGACTCGGTGTCAGCGAGGCCATGATGAACAGCCCGACGACCTATGCCACGGCGGGCATCGGGTACGATCCTGCGATTCAGGAACTCGTCCGAAAGATGGCCGATCCGTTTTTCACGTTCCAAGATCCCGATGATCCTACCCGTGTAATCTGGAAGGCTATGACCCGCGACGAGTACGTTAAGGAGAATCTCGACTGGGAGATGCGGAGGTGCCGTGGTCGGAAGCGGCTCCGCAAGAAGAAGGCGAAGCGTGCGTTGCGGCAGAGGTGGGGATTTCTCCAGATGGTCCGGATGATCTCGCGTCGAATCAACTACGCGGCGATCGCTCGCAAGTTGGTCACCGTGGAGTTTATGGACTACCCGGTGAAGCCTATCTACATGCGGGACATCGACATCGCTGATGTTCCGACCGGGGGTAATTAGGATGATAACTGGACTTGCACACTTAATTCTCAACGGGCCTCACCGAGGCGGGTGGTTTCCAATCACCTGCGGCCCTGTTCTACAGCTGCCGCACAACCCGGACGAGCCTGTTTTACAGCTGCTAGATAACCCGAGCGGGAACCTATTGGAGGCGTCCCAATTTATCACTTACACGCTTCGGACGCTCGCCGTTACAAATGGAAGCACCCAGAAAGTCCGATACTTTTGGGTGACCAAGGATACGAAAGAAAGCGCTGCCACAATAGTTGACCTTCTGGTCGATCTCGCTAGAGGTGAGAAATGATCGAGGGGTTAGCCCGTGAGGTCTGGATGCTGTTGTCTGAGCAGTCCGAAGTCAAGTACGTCCACAGAAACGACCCCGACCCGTACAAGCCCTTCTACCGAATTTCGACCATTCTGGCGTCTTCGGCGTGGGGGCCTCCCCACTTCAAGAAGTGGGGTGTTGCTCGACACCTGACAGACGAGGAAGTGGTCGCAGTCGTGCGTCTCGCCCATTCCTACCTCGCGGAGCGTCTTTCAGACGAAGGCGGCGAGGCAAAACTCATCCGAATCTTCCACAGTGTAGCCGAGTTGTACGAACCCGAGAGGTGGGCACCATGACCGACGACGAGATCAGAAAAATTGAGCAGACCCTGGCCCGCGCGCTGGCCTCCCTCGAAGACTCCTACATCGGAAGCCCCTTGGCCCGAGAAAGGCTAGAGGCGGCTGCATCGGAGGCAATAGGTTTACCGATTAAATTCCCTGACTACGACGAGAAGACAGGGACGTTAACGAAGATGGTGCTCTACCCTCCCCTCAAACTCGACTCAATCGACGTGACCGTCGTTCTGGAATCTGGAGGCGAAGAATGAGGTGCTATAGAGATCCGGATATTACCCCCTTTATACCGGGTAGAGGTAGAGTTTTAACTGTAAAGAAGGGCAATGAACCAAGGATTCACGAAATAATATGGGTAGAATTCGATGGAAAGCTAGTTCAAAAAAGAGTCGTTGGAATCGAGTGCGGATTAACAATTGAAACGGTTGGTTTGATTTTAAGAGATCTAGATTTTCCAGATCCTACCTACTGGAGCAAACCTTTATCAAGGGATGCCTCAAAATGGTACGATTGCGCTCGTTGTGATGCGGGCTATTTCTCCGGACCTTTAAAACAAGAATGCACATGTAATTTGTGTAGACATGGCGCTCCTATAAGAGAGTGTGTTATGTGTGCTTTAATTGCTATGAATCCTGAGAATTACATTCTTAATGAAAAAATGAAAGAAGCTATTATGTTTTTAAAAGAATCTAAAAAGGATATAAAATGACCTACAGACCTCTTCCGGATTTTTTATATATTGGATTTTCAGATATAGATGGTAATGGTTTGTTTTCCAAAAGCCATATAGATAAGGGTATAGAGCTGGGAATTACTCATGTTAAAGACGATAGGTTTGAAGATGGATATATAAGAACTCCCCTTGGAGCATTCTTTAATCATTCAAAAAATCCAAACTGCGAAGCTTATATTCAGGGTGACTTTATTATGCTCAAAACAATAAAGGATATAAAGACTGAAGAAGAGTTGACAGCTTTTTATTGGCTATACTCACTGGAGGATAAAGATGATTAGTGAATTGCGAAATCTTTCTTGGACTATAGATAGAGTGAAAAATTCAGATGACCTAGATAAATATGACGTTGAAGAATGTCTGGGTGAAATTTTGGATATTTTACTTAAAATGAATCGAGCAAAAAGAGTCTATTTGTCTAGACACAGCCATGAAACCGCCATTGTTTCGGAGGATGAAACAAATGAGGGGGATTAAGTGGGATTTGCCCCAGTCCTTATACTCTCCGGATGACCCGGAGTTTAAAGAATGGTCGAGGGGCTTTGAAAAAATTACCGAAGAGCAGCGAAAGCTGTTGACGGGCGATAAAAAGCTGATTATAAATCCAAGTACCCCAGCTAGAGGGTTTAATTATTTTTATAATAAATGGATTGAAAATGCGAGCACCGAGAAAGCCGAGGGCACCTTTTATGCCAACTCATCCGGAAAAGATAAAGATTGAGGAAGTCTCAATAGATTTTCCAGATGGTACATTTAAGATATCGGCTATCATAGATATTGTAAAAGAATATTGCGAACAGCACTCCTACTACAAGCCTGTAGTAAAAGATTGGTTCGAGATAGAGGTTAGATATGAACAATATTATGAATCCGCAGAGTTTATAGCTCTTGTGCCATGCGAAAATACTGTATACAAACAACAGTTGGCTCTTTATAGCAGAAAGTTGAAGACTTACGAAAAAAAAATGGAAGCTTATTCTGAAAAGCTGGCAACTTATGAATCTAACCTTTCTTTGTGGAAAAAGTCGCAAGAGCCAAAGATAAAGAAATCTTTAGAGAAAAAGAAAAAGACTTTAGAGGCAGAGATTGCTAAGCTTCAAAAAACACTTGATGGAATTGGTAATTAAAAAAGGAGAGAGGCAATGAGTAAACCTGATAAGGTTTTCGGCAAGCTAGTACGTGGCGATAATTTAACCAACAAAGAGCTAGTCTACGCCCGTAACCTGCTTGACGAAGCTCTGCACCTGGGTGTTCTTCTTGGCACTTCCGGTGATATGCTTCGCCGCTGGGCTGCTACTGATCTCTACTCTGTGGAGGGCTATCTGAAAAACCGGGGCGTGAAATATGGAGGCCATCAATGCGCTGTCCTTCCTGGCTCCTGCGGAGGAGTGGAGGGTATCCGACGGGGATCTAATCTTGACGGAAGACGGGGAGAACCCCGGCTGGTTGATCTGGCTGGATGGTCAGCGCATAAAGCTGTCGTGGGGGTGCATCGACTTTGAGTCGGACGTGCAGCGCGATGACATAGCCCTATCGGCACGGTGGCTCATGGATGCGGCGGCAGCATGGGGGGCGACCGATGCGATTGAGGAGGTATTAAATGAATAATAGCGTCAAAGGAGATAATAGTGACAATACCTGATAAATGGGAATCAAAAGAATGGGAAAAAGTTTGCGAGGAGGGATCCCTCATGACCACAGATAGGCTCCGTGCTCCCGGTGGTTGGCTTTACCGCTGCATTGTAAGGAAAGCAATACCAAACCCAGGATCAAAAAATATGTTTTACTCTGGACAAGAGATCACAATGTGCTTTGTCCCTAACACTGCTCATCACTTGTATATTCAGAGGCTGGAAAAGCAACTTGAGGATGCCCAGAAAAAAAGAGATGCAGCGTTATTGGAACTCAAGTATATGCAAGATGATGGTCGCTACTCGTCCGACCCGATGGGCACGTAAAAGGTGGCTAAGAACCTATATATTGAGTTTGCTGATGGCGAGGGCAGCTTATATCTAACGCTTTTATCTCCCTCCGAGCACGATGATGAAGAACCACGCAAAGCTTTGTTAACTGTTTGTGGAAAAGATAATCCCATGAATGCTCGCGAGCTAGAGAAGCTGGGTAAGGCATGCCTTCGGTATGCCAAAGATATTCGAGAGAAGTAATGACTAATTGTATTGTCTGCGGAAGAAGGATGCCTTTTGAGCACGATCTCTTCTGCTCATTTGGTTGTAAAAATAAGGAAGAAGATAAAATGAGTAAGATCAAAGGAGTTCTTCTGGTCCCCGCAAAAGAAGACCCGCATAGGCTAATTGCTGAAGGTGCGTGCGGTGCCCGCTCTCCGATTGCCTGTTGGGATGGAGAGCGTTGGAGGTCGTGGATCGACAACGCTTCGTGGTGGCCCTTAGTCCCAGATCTCTGCGCACTCGTCCTCGCATGGGACGGTGACGTGATACAGGAGGGCTTGGATAAGGCTATAACAGAAGCCTCTATGGAACTAGCTTGGTACAAAATGGACTATGAGACATTAAATCACCGCTTATTTTGGTTAGACGAGATTGTCCAATGGGTAGGGGTTGCACTCGCAGAACTCTTGAATTGCACGCTTGTGCTGATTGACGCCGATGGGCGGGAGATAAAGAGTGGAGGATAATACATGGAGGATGAGCGATGAATTATGAACTTTACGGAACAAGAGAGGATCTTATCTACAACGGGTATGATAATCCAAACGAAACCGTTTATATAGAGGAGTTACTAGCAACATTTGACACGAAAAAGCTTGCAGAAAAATATACAGAAGACTCTCTTCTTAAAGCTGCAAAAAAACAGTATTTTTATCCAGATCTTGATCGCGGAAAATACAAATACAAAAGAGAGTCTCTCTTGAGATACTATGATGGTTACGACATTAGACCAAGAGTGGTAGAGCCAGAACCTCCAAATAATCCAAAAATATAGCTCATATAGGGCTTTAAAATATTTGGAAGAACTAATTTTGATATACAGTATAATACAAAGACCCTTGTGGTAAAATATACAATTTAGGATAACTATGATAAAGTTAGATAATAAAACTTTTGCAAGTTTTATTTCAAATAATGAAACTTGTATGATTATGTTTGGGGCCACTTGGTGCGCCCCCTGTAAGGTTTTGAAACCAAAAGTTGCTGGCCTAAACCTGAGTAACGTTGCTTATGCTGATATTCAGCTATGCAAATCAGAGGCGATGTCTGCGAAAATAATGAGCGTACCCACTTTGATTGTTTACAGGGGCGGAGAGGAAGTGGTTAGGGCCCATAGGCTTACGGAAGAGATTCTCTCTGAAGTTAGGGGTTAGCAGTAATGGCGAAACACAGCGGAAAATGCTCTGTATGTAACAAAGGGTACATTTATTACGACGCATCACCAGGCTTGTTTTGCTCTGTTTATTGCCAGTTACAAATTGATTCAATAGATGATTCTTACGTTCACAAAAAAGAAGGAAAGGTAAGGCCTGCAATAACGGTGAGATCCATTATAGCAGACAAACTAAGGAAAAAAGATGGATAATTCGGTTATTATAGGCAAAGAAGTTGCCTTTTATCTAGAAGGTGGCTGGCAAATATCTGGAAAGGTAAAGATATTTGAAGAGCAAAAAATTATTATTGAAAGCAAAGGAATTTTGACGGTTGTTTTTAGATCAAAGATTTCTGCAATGTCCGTTTTGCAAAATTCTAATGACAGTAGGCCGGGGCATGATTATCCTGTTCCTGAAGGCAGACCAGTAAGGTCTGGGGCTGACTTTCCAATGAACGGAATATCTTATGATGATTCGACTTTATCGATTCCCTCATCCTTAGTTGGTGCAAAGAACGAGGATGAGTTTTCAGTATTCTTTGGGGACGATAAGCATAATTCAAAAATATCATTTGGGATTAATGATGATACCATGGAAAAAGATTGAGAGAAAGAAAGAGCAAATAAAGCAGTCTTGTATACCCTGCAATGGAGAAGGATGCATTAGATGTGAAGCAAAATCAGTAAGACTAGACAAATACTCTTTGGCCAATATTCCTGTCGAATATTGGTCAAAATCGTTTAAGAACTTTGAGGGAGATCCGAATTTTAAAAAAACAATAAGGAAAAAAATTGAAAATATAGACCTGCTTTATGACAGTGGTAAATCACTAATATTTGCAGGAAACCTTGGAACGGGCAAAACTTATACTGCATGTTGTATTCTGAAGCTAGCTATAGCAAATAGATATTCAGCCCTTTATACGACTATGGCTGATGTTGTAGCAAATATTCTTTCAAGTCAGATGGACACCTCTAGATATTATCAAGAACTTATCAAAAAGGATTTTCTTGTTATTGATGAGTTTTCTTCTCACTGGATTTTTCCATCGGAAAAAGCAGAGCAGTTATTTGGAACCTCCTTGGAGTATGTTCTGAGGACTAGGTTTCAAAATCAGCTTCCAACAATCTTATGCTCGAATGACAACGATCTAGATTCAATATTTGGAGGGTTCTTTGCAAAATCTTTCAAATCCCTTAGGTCAAGACATGTCGATGTGTTTATAGTCGGTGGAAAGGATTATCGGAGAAAATAGATGCACGATGCTAAAATTTTAAATTGGATGCTAAAAGGTCCGTCCAATGTAAATGACGTTTATATGCAGATAGAGTTTGACCTATTAAAGTTGGTCATTCTTCCTAACTTCAAGCCTGCAGCTCTACAAATTCACTCTTATTACTCTAGGCATAAAAGCCCTCCTTCTTATGAGGTTTTGGAAAAACTCCTAGATGCGGAGGAAGAAGCTGTTGATATTATTGACTTTATCAAAGACGAGAACTGCGAGCAAAATGAAATAGGATTCTATATTGATAGAGTCAAAGAAAGGTACAATAAATACCTAGTCTCTCAGCTTGCAGAAAAAGCAGAGCATCTTGATGTCGATCGCGAATCGCTAACCGACTACAATGATGAGCTAAAAAGAGTAATTGCAAAAACAGAAAGGCTTTATAAGTCTGATGTTTTTACAGAGGGTAATGTAACCGAATCTGTAGACTCAAGAGTTGACGATTACAAGTATACTATGGAAAACCCTGATGAGATCAGGGGTTTTCTTTCCGGCTACAAAGAGCTTGACGATTACACCTGGGGTATTAAGAACTCAGAGATGCTTGTAATTGGCGGCGCAAGCTCGTCTGGTAAATCTATGCTTATGATGAATATGGCCATCAACGCTTGGTTGGGTTCAAATGTACCATCAGAAGGTATTACCGGCTTTAATGATGGCAAGAATATACTTTATGTTTCTTGCGAAATGAGCAAAAAGCAGCTTGAGCAAAGGGTTGACGCAAACGCTGCAAACGTAAGGCATCGCGGTATTGCGAGAGCCCAGCTTACCGACGAAGAGGAAAAGCGCTGGATTAAAAACTTAGAATTTCAAAAAGAATATAATAAAATATTTTATATTCTAGATATGCCTCGTGGAACAACCATGGGGGAGATTGAGGCTAAATATGAAAATCTTATGGGCGTATTTAAGCCAGATGCGATTTTTATTGATTATCTACAGCTAATGAAGCCAACAATTGGGCAAGTAGGGTCTGACTGGCTTGATGTAGGCAAAGTTTCAGAGGAACTACATGAGTTTTGCAGAAAGAAAAACATACCAGTTGTCACAGCTGCACAGAGAAAAGCGCAGCAAAAAAAGGCTAATGGCAAAAAGATTGATGATCCGTCGCTAGAGGATTTGGGTCGGTCAAAGATGATTGGTGATAATGCGGCGATTGTTTTCGTAATAGCTAACAGGGAAGATGAGCTTCTAAGAGAAGATATGGAGTTGCATATTGTCAAAAATAGAGATGGAGCAAAAGGCAAAGTATCGCTAAGAAAAGTGTTTCCAAACTCTAGAATTGAAAGTATGCCAGATGATTGGGTAGAGGATTTTGGAGATGAGAATGAAATCTAAAGATAATTTATTTTGCACTTTTAGAAAAAATGATTTAATTACATTAAAAACCGTTTATGATGATCCGACATCTAGACCAAAAAAATATATATTTAAGAATCACTCAACTAAAGATAGTTCTTTGGCCGTCGTGCCTATAGATGATAACAAAGAAGAGATCCCCGGTTTCGATAAGCCAATCTTTATTCTACATATACCTATAGCCTCAATAGTTTGCGCCGAAAAGCTTCCAAAAGCTGATTTGTTATTTTTTATAAATGAGCTAGAAAATCCACATATTAAAAATGCTATAGAGTCACTTTATGAAGGAAAAGGAAGTAGGTAAAATTAAATCATTTAAATATGACACAAATACTGATGATTTAGAGATTACAATAAAAATTACAGACCCTAAGTTTAGAAAAAAGATAATGAGAGATTTTTCTTTAGCTGGAAAATTAAAAGTTGAAGAAGATATCGTATTATATAATTCAGAAGAGGTTGATTAAATGGCTAAGTACAAATATTCATGCACAAACTGTTCTGCAGAAGTTGAGTATAGCCTTTCTATAGCTCTTTATTTAGAGTTAAAAAATTCAGATCACTTTAAGCAGGTAGAGTGCAGTAATTGTGGTGAAGCTTGCGAATTCAACCAAGTATTTGGAGCTTTGTCTAGTAAGATAAATAAAGACAAACAAACAATTATGAGCGAAGTAAAAGATGAAGCTAGAAAGATTGCAAATAAAGTAAGATCTGGTGATTTAAGAACAATTAGAAATATATATGGAGAAAACTAAGATATGCCCAAGTCAAAAAAGACAGACCTTCTCTCTCTGCTAGAGAATCATGTAGATGAAACAAGCTCTTTAAATTGGAGCGGAACTTTAGCTGACTATATTCAATTAGTTCTGGATAATCCAGAGATTCATATGAGCTCTCACACAAGAGTTCTTAAGATGATTGAATCTCATGGAATTGAAAGAGCAGAAGATAACTCTGTAAAGAAATATAACTTTTTTGACAATGATCTTTTTGGAATAGATGAATCTTTGTCTGAGATTATATCTTATTTAAAAGCTGCTTCGGCAGGATCAGAGGTTTCTAGGAGAATTTTGCTTCTTTATGGACCAACTTCATCCGGCAAATCTCAGCTATCTGTTCTTCTAAAGAAAGGTCTTGAAGCTTTTTCGAAAACAGAGTTGGGTCAAACCTACTGCTTAGAAGAATCCCCAATGTATGAGGACCCTCTCACTGCAGTGCCAAAGGCTTTAAGGCAGAAGTTTTTGGATGATTATGGAGTAAAGATTGATGGCCAGCTGTCTCCTTACATGGATCTTGTATTAAAAGAAAAGTACGAAGGAGACTTCTTGAGGCTACCTGTTAAAAGAATGTTCTTTTCAGAGCAGTCTCGCATTGGTGTTGGAACCTTTGTTCCCTCTGATAAAAAGAGTCAAGATGTATCAGAGCTAGTTGGCTCTATGGATCTGAGCAAGATTGGGCAGTTCGGATCAGAGTCAGACCCAAGAGCATATAGATTTGATGGAGAGCTAAATGTTGCAAACAGAGGCATCATGGAGTTTGTCGAGATGCTCAAGGTTGATCAAAAGTTTTTATATGTTTTGCTTACTTTGGCTCAAGAGAAAAATATTAAAACAGGAAGATTTCCTTTTATTTATGCAGATGAGTTCTTGCTAGCTCACACCAATGAGACTGAATATAAAAGATTCTTAGCTAAGGATGAGATGGAGGCACTTCATGATAGAATTATCGTTGTAAAAGTTCCTTATAATCTCCAGGTATCAGAAGAAGTAAGAATTTATGAGAAGCTTATTGGGCAAGCAAGATTTAATGGAGTTCATATTGCTCCATATACCCTATATTGTGCAGCAATGTTTGCCATTTTATCTAGATTGAAAGAATCAAAAAATAATGGGTTAACTCCGCTAAATAAAATGAAGCTATATGACGGAGAAGAGATTGAGGGATTCTCTCAGACTGACATTCCCACTTTGAGAAAAGAGTTTGAGGCGGAAGGCATGTCTGGTGTTTCTCCGAGATATATTATAAATAGACTTTCGTCTGCTCTAGCACAAGATAATACAAGCTGCATCACACCAATTGATGCGATAAGAGTTGTCAGAGATGGTTTTGCTTCTAACCCAAAGCTAGATAAAGATGAGATTGAAAGATTGGAAAACATTCTTACTACAGTTATTGAAGAATACTCTAAGGTAGCGCGAAATGAAGTTCAAAAAGCATTCTTTGTAAATTTTGAGGCAGAAATACAGAATCTTCTTTCAAATTACATGGATCATGTTGGCGCCTACCTAGATGGAGCAAGGATTGAAGATGAGTGGGGAGAGTACTCTCCTCCAAATGAGCGCTTGATGCGCTCTATTGAGGAAAAGGTTGGAATAACCGAGTCAGGCAAAAACTCTTTCCGTCAGGAAATCTACAGAAAGATGTTAAAATCGGCAAGAACAAATGGCGGGGCTTATGATTATCGTGAGCATGCTCGCCTAAGAGAGGCTTTGGAAAAGCAGCTATTTGACGAGAGACAGGACGTTATCAGATTAACAGTTTCTGCCAGAAATCCAGATGAAGAAGAGCTTAAGAGAGTAAATGTTGTTGTGCAAACTCTTTGTGACAAGCATGGGTATAATGCAGAAAGCGCTAATAAGCTTTTGAGATATGTAAGCTCTCTAATGGCAAGGAATTAACATGTCAGATACTCCAAAGTCTGGAGAAAACCTCTCTGATATTTGGAGGCTAAAGCAGAGAGGTAAAAGAGACTCCGAAAGACATAAAAAGCTTGTAAATGATGCCATTAGAAAAAATGGAAAAGATCTAATCACAGAGCACAACATTATCACCTCAGATGGTGATAAAAAAATAAAAGTTCCTATTAGATTTTTAGATAAGTATAGATTTAAGTATGGCAGACTAAAGAACAGCTCTGGAACGGGCCAAGGCCTTGATGTTAAGGGTGGGGATAAGTTTCGTCTTGGAAAAAAGAAAAAGAAAGGCAACCCTCAAAAGGCTGGCGACAAAGAGGGCGAGGTCTTTTATGACGCAGAAGTCACAATAGATGAGCTTGTCGAAATTCTTATGGATGAGCTCGACCTTCCCTGGATGGAACCGGAAAAATCATCATTTATAGAGATAGAAACAGAGGAATTATCTACAATAAGTAAAAAAGGTATTTATCCAAATTTAGACCTAAAGAAAACTTTGATTCAAAACCTTAAGCGAAACGCCTCAAGAGGTGAGGCGAAAATAGGTGGAATTAATGAAGATGATCTTCGCTACAGACATTACGAAACAAACAAAGAGTATCTTTCTAATGCCGCTGTATATCTTATGATGGATATAAGTGGTTCTATGACAAAAGATAAAGTTTTTATCGCAAAAAGCTTTTACTTTTGGATGGTTCAGTTCTTAAAAAGAAGATACAAAAATATATCTCTTGTTTTTATAGCCCATGATGTAAAGGCTTTTACCACTTCTGAAAAAGAATTTTTCAGCATGAGTGGATCTGGCGGAACAAAATGCTCTTCTGCATTTAAGTTGGCTTATGAACACATGTGCGAGAACCACCCTGCTGATCAGTGGAACAATTATATTTTTGAATTTAGCGATGGAGATAACTGGGTTGATGACAACAAGCTGGTTATTGACTATGTTAGAAAAATGCTACCAATGGTTAGGGCGATTGGCTACGGGGAGATAGATCTTGGAGATTCTTATAGTTGGGGTTCTGACTCTAATAAGCTATCTTATATGCTTGAAGATTCAGTCAAAAGAACACGATTCGTCTCAATGAGAGTATCATCTAAAGACGAAGTCTTTGATGCTTTAAAGTTATTCTTCAATGTAGATGGCAGAGCTTATAAAAAGGTTAAAAAATGAATAAGGTTTTGAGCGAGCGCATTAAGATTCTAGAGAAAATGGCTGAAAATATAAGTCTTGATCCGTATCCTATAAATTATGAAGTAGTTTCTCAAGAAACTATGCTTGAGGTTGTGAGTTACGGCCTTCCAACTAGAGCTAGGCACTGGAGTTATGGTCAATCTTATGATTATCAAAAAATGCAAGGCGAGATGGGTTTTTCGAAAATTTATGAAGTCGTATTAAATAACAACCCTTCTTATGCATTTCTGCTTGATACAAATTCGGATATAGCCAACACAATGGTTGCTGCTCATGTTATTGGGCACGTTCATTTTTTTAAAAATAACTATCTCTTTAAACAAACTGACAACAAAATGGTTTATCATGCTGCGGAAAGAGCACAAAGAATCGAAGAATACATTCAAAAATATGGAATTGATGCTGTAGAGCGAGTTATGGATATAGGCTTTGCTTTAGACAAACATATTGATTGGCACAAGGGTATAAGTCGTAAAAAATACCCAAGAAAAAAGAAATATTTTAAAGATGTTGCTAAAGATGAGTTTTCTGATCTTTTAGACCCAAAGAGTTTGTCCAAAAAGATGGTTATTCCAAAGAATAACTTCCCTCCTAATCCGGAAAAAGATATTCTTTGGTTTTTAATAAATTACTCAAAGCAACTAGAGTCATGGCAGGCAGATGTTCTGGAAATAATAAGAGAAGAGTCTTATTACTTTTATCCTCAGTATATGACCAAGATAATGAACGAGGGATTCGCAAGCTTTATACATGCTTATCTTATGTCAGATTTAGAGTGCATAAATCATGGAGAGCACCTTGATTTTTGCGGGATACACGAAAAGGTTGTTCAGCCAGGAGGAAATAACCTAAATATTAATCCTTACTTTTTAGGTTTTAAAATATTTACAGAAATAAAAGAAAGGTGGGATGCGCTTTATGAGGCTGGAGAGTCTGATATAAATGGGTTAGAAAAAATATACAGAGTCGTCGAAACAGAGGATGATATTTCTTTCTTGAGAAACTATCTAACAAAAGAGTTGTCAGAAGAGCTAAAATTGTTTAGCTATAAAGATATCCAGACGCCCACTGGCGATAAGGGAATACACGTAACTGGCACAGATCTAGATAGGGTTGTAGAATCTCTGACAAAAGATCTCTACAATTATCGTGCTCCACTTATAGTAATAACCGGTATTGAAGATGGGTTTTTACAGCTAAATCACATCTCTAAAGAGATAGGCACTTTGGATGCAAAACACGTAGAAAAAGTTTTGGAATACGTTTATGAGGCTTGGAAGTCTCCTGTAAATCTAGAAACAATAGCTCATAATAATGAAGTCATAAATTATACTTATGATGAGCTTGGATTTGGTGGGTAATGTCTGAGGAAAACAGTATGGGTGTTGAAGTTGCCGCTCAAGGTAAAGAAATTATAAGAAAGATTTCTCATATTGATTTTTCATATCAATTTAATGCAGCAAGAGACTTTCAAAAAGTAGAAAAAAAAATATTTTCACTTTTATGTGATCTTTCAAAAGAAACTTTTAAAAAACAAAAAAACACGGGATTAATAATTGTTCTTGGAACATTTGATAAATCTGATGACCATACCGTGTATGGTGTGAGACAAATTGGTGTTAATCCGGTACAGAAGTATATAAATATCTGTGAAGAATCTTTTCAAAAAGATATATCCTCCCTCATGAGGGAGGGAGCAGATGGCGCAATAATAGTTAATAGAAACGGTCAAATTATAGGCTCAAAAATCTATTTGGTAGTAGATGATTCATCTTTGGATGTTCCAGATGGATGCGGAACAAGACATATTAGCGCTGCCTCTTTCTCCACAAGAGAAGATATTATTGCGGTATTTACCCTATCTGAAGAATCCTTCGTTGTTAGGACCTGGAAAAATGGAACATTTGTTGAGCAGTTCGACCCATCGGATGAATAATTTTGTAACAAACGAAGAAATTAGAGATATTTACATAAAGAATAAAAGCTCAGATTCTAAAGAGTGGATGAATCTAGTCTTCAGTAAGACTAGATTTTTTATTTTCAAAAAAATAAAAAAAAAATTTATCTACAAAAAGGACTTAAAGCAAGAAGCTTACTTGGGTCTTTGGACTGCAATAATTACGTTTGATTTTAATAAAAATTTCGATTTTTTTAGGTGGGCTGACTGGCATATAAAGTCAAAAATAAGAGACGAAATTTCCAGAGAAAAAAGACAAGCACACCTTTGTAATTCTATTAAAATATATAATTTAAGTACGCAGAATTTAGTAAACAAACAGTCTGAGCTTAAGTGGGTTGAGTTTAAAATCGATTTTTTTAAATGGTTAATGGCTAATGAAAAATCACTGTCTAGAAGGGATTTAAAAATCATTGTCGAAACGATCTTGCTGAATAAAACGCTAGTCGAGGCTGCTGCAGCACACGGTCTATCGTCAGAAAGGGTTAGACAGATAAAAGAAGAAAATTTTAAAAAAATTCGTAATTTTATAAATAAATAATACTGGGGAAATTGATGAAAATGGAATATAACGGGATCCTTCTTGATCTAGGCAGGGATGGGGATTTAACAGAGTTTGCAAGAACGCTGCTAAAACAATATTACATGTTACCTGAGGAGAACTCACCACAAGAGGCTTTTGCTAGAGCAGCTATAGCTTACTGCGAGGGGGATCTTGCTTTTGCTCAAAGAATTTATGATTATGCTAGCAAGGGGTGGTTTATGTTCGCCTCTCCCGTTCTTAGCAATGCTCCAATGCCAGGAGGCGCATGGAAAGCCCTTCCGATTAGCTGTTTTTTAACCTGGGTTGATGACTCTCTCGAAGGCCTCATAGATCATACTGCAGAGCTTCGCTGGCTTTCAGTAAAAGGTGGTGGTGTTGGTGGCCACTGGTCCTCGGTAAGATCAGTTAGCGATAAAGCCCCTGGTCCTATTCCGTTTTTAAAGACAGTAGATGCAGATATGAATGCATACCGTCAAGGAAGAACTCGCAAAGGCTCTTATGCGGCTTACCTTGATATATCCCACCCAGATATTATTGAATTTTTGCAGATGAGAATACCTACTGGTGGCGATCCTAACAGAAAGTGTTTTAATCTGCATAATGCTGTAAATATAACAGATGACTTTATGAAAGCTGCTATTGCAAATGAAAATTGGGATTTAATCGACCCCGCCGATGGATCGGTAAGGGATACTGTTGTTGCCAGAGAGCTTTTGCAGAGAATTATTGAAACAAGGTATCGAACAGGAGAGCCTTATCTTCACTTTATAGATACTTCAAATAAGCATCTTCCGCAAGAGCTTAAAAATCTTGGCTTAAGAATAAATGGCTCAAACCTATGTTCGGAGATTTTTCTTCCAACAGCTATAGATAGAACTGCAGTTTGTTGTCTTAGCAGCCTAAATCTTGCCCTATGGGATGAGTGGAAGGGTTCAACAATTGTTGAAGATCTAATTAGAATGCTTGATAATGTTTTGGATGTATTTATTCAAAATGCGCCAAAAGAGCTGTGGAAAGCTGTAAATGGAGCTAGGGGTGAGCGCAGCATTGGGCTTGGAGCTATGGGTTTTCATGATTTGCTTCAAAAAAACAGCATTCCATGGGAGAGCGCACTCGCAACTGGAATGAATATTTCAATATTTACAACCATTAAAGAAAGAGCTGTAAAGGAAACTGAGAGGATAGCATCTCTAAAGGGTTCTTATCCAGATGGCCCAGAGAGCGGAAAAAGAAATGCTCACCTTTTGGCGATTGCACCAAATGCAAATAGCTCTATTATACTTCATACAAGCCCAACCACAGAGCCTTGGAAGTCAAACGCCTATACGCATAGAACTAGAGCTGGATCATTTCTTGTAAAAAATCCAGAGTTAGAAAAGGTGTTTGGCAATTATTTAAATGAGAAAGAAAAGGAAGAAGCTTGGAACTCAGTAATCTTAAGCCAAGGTTCCGTTCAGCACTTGGACTTCTTGAGTGATTGGGAAAAGGATGTGTTTAAGACAGCTTTTGAGTTAGACCAGAGATGGTTGGTTGAACACGCAGGAAACAGACAAGAATTTGTCTGTCAAGGACAAAGCGTTAACTTGTTTTTTCCAGCTGGTTCAAATAAAAATTATGTTTTAATGACACACATAAAGGCTTGGAAAATTGGATTAAAAGCCTTATATTATTTAAGAACAAATGCTGGTGTAGATCCAGAGAAAGTTTCAGCAAAAGTAGAAAGAGTTGCTTTAGCAGATTATGCAGATGAAGATGAAGATGGAGAGTGCTTATCATGTCAGGGATAAATAAAGGCGGCTTACTCAAGCTCTCAGAGGCCTACAAGCCATTTCAATACCCTTGGGCTATGGAGGCCGCAGAATCTCACGAGAAGGTTCACTGGGGCACCTGGGAGGCTGAATTACAAGAAGATGTTAATCAGTGGAAGAGCAACTCTTTAAAGCCAGAAGAGAAGGAGCATATAACCCAAATCTTAAGACTATTCACACAAACAGATGTTCAGGTTGGCGGAAATTACTGCGATTTATTTATTCCAATATTTAAAAATAACGAAATAAGAAATATGCTTCTTAGCTTTGCAAACAGAGAGGGTACTCACCAGCGCGCCTATGCCCTCTTAACCGATACTCTTGGTTTGCAGGAAAAAGAGTATTGGGCCTTTTTGGAATATGAACAAATGGCTGAAAAAATAGAATTTATGCAAAGCACTAATGTCTCGTCGAAAAAGGGCATAGGCCTATCTCTGGCTCAATCTGTTTGTAATGAAGGAATGTCTCTATTTTCAGCCTTTGTTATGCTTTTAAATTATCAAAGGTTTGGGAAAATGAAAGGAATGTGTACTATCGTGGAATGGTCTGTAAGAGATGAGACAATTCACGTTCAGTATATGTCAAAGCTTTTTAGAACTTTTTGCAAAGAACACCCAAGGGTAGTTAATAATGATTTTAAAAAAGCTATTTATGAAATGTACAAAACCGCAGTAAAGCTTGAGGATAAGGTTATTGATTTAGCGTACACCCTAGGTTCTGTAGAGGGTCTTTCTGTGAAAGAGATGAAGCAGTATATTAGGTATATTGCGGATCGCAGACTTATTCAGCTTGGCCTAAAACCTAATTATGGAGTTAAGGAAAATCCGATACCATGGCTTGACTGGGTGCTTAACGGAGACACTATGAGTAACTTCTTTGAGAAGCGTGTGACCGACTATAATGCATCCGGAATGGACGGAGAGTGGGGCTGGTAGCTTTCAGCTAATATTTTTAAATAGCTTGAGAGAATGATTTTGAAAAAATTATTTTATAGAGCTATGCCAATAGGTTTAGATAAGATTAGTTATGGCAACTACATTACTATGTCTAGGCGTTTTGCTATAGATCACGCAATAACCTCGTCTATATATCATGGCGAAGATTATGGGGTATATAGTTTTTACTTAAATAAGAATGAATTTAAGCCTGCCAACAATCCTGGAGAATACCTGTATGCGGGCGCATCAAAAGATGTTTTTTTGTATGGTACTGCAAAATATGATGATTTCTCTGCAAACTCTGATTTCAAAATATCCAAAAATAAGCTTAAAAGTCTTTACTCTTGGCTTAAGTTAAGTGGATTTAAAAAAGAGTCCAAAAGGTTAGCTTTTTTAATTACAAAGCAATCATCTGGCCCTCTTTTTAGTGCAGAGCACATGATTGATAAGGAAACTTACCCATATTACGAAGATTCAGGGCACTATCCTGATATTGAGGATGAAATAAGAAAGGAAGATATTTTTTACGGTAAAAATGTTTTATGGATCGGGACGCCTGGCAAAATGCTTCGGGTAGATGCAGATTACATATATCCTATCCAGGGGAATATCTTTTATCCTGAAAAAATAAATGATGTAATGAACAAAATAGTTAACGCTGAAGAGCGGGTAACGCTGTATGCCCCATATGGAAATGTAACAAAGATTGAAATTAACGATATACGTGAATCTTTAGATTATGAAGATGATTATGGTATGAGGACTCTAACGACAGGTGATGAGGAGCTTGATGAGTATCTTAAAGATCCTGATGAATTTTTCTCACATCTTGACTTGGAAGAAGAGGGGGATAGAGCCGAGTATGAAAAGGAAAAGGCTAGGCTGGATGAGGAACTTTCTGAAGCTACAGCCTCAGGTGATGGTGACTTAGGCGAATACATGGTTCAAATAAGAGACGGCAATCATAGGGCTTTTGGAGCGGTAGCAGCAGGAGAAACATACATATGGGTTGCTATTTCTGAAAATCAGCTTCAAGATATAAGAAGCGATATTCACTCAAGCTCTAATGATTTAAAAAAGAAGATTGTTTAATAAGGAGTTTGCTATGAAAAAAATACCCAGCTTAATCAACTTTCTCAATAAGCAAGGCCACTTCTGTGCAGCCTTAGGCTTAAAGAAGCTAGCAGCAGTAGAAGTAGATCCGGTTAGTCAGCAGAGAATAGAGCAGGCTGCAGCAAGAAGGTCAACTCCCTTTTTATCATGGTTCCCGGAGGGCCAAAGAGTTTACCTGCCTTTTAAGAGTCAGATAGATAAGGGTCAGTATGCTAAAGAAACTTTTGAGTATTTAAAATGGTATATGTCTGATTCTGGACATGATTGGTCGGATGAAGATATCTTTAATGGCCGAAGGGGCAACGAAAAGCTAAATGCAAAGTGGGTAAAAAGAAATATTATAATTCCATATTCACTAGAAGAATATAATTCCGGCATTTTAGGGTATTTTTCACGATTTAGAAGTAGCGCTGAGTTTCGAAAATACCTGATTGACTTATTTAATAAATTTTTATCAAATACATACAATCCAAACCTAACTTTAGATCACTATATGGGCGAATGGGATACTAGCCTTGATCTAGAAGACTTTTCCTTAGAAAACACAGCTAAAATAAATGATGCAAAAAATAAAATAAAAAATATTATCGAAACAATAAAAAGTATTCATGAAGAATTAAGTGATTTTTTTAATGATCCAGTTAGAGTTGGGTCAGAAGGCGATCTTCTGGTAGTTATAACGATTAGGCCGGATGATATAGCTACAATGTCAACCGGAAGAAGATGGACTTCATGCATGAATCTGAATGAAGGCGCTCATTATAAGGATGTTTTTTGCGAAATATCAGATGGTGGATTTGTAGCTTATCTTATAAATGAAAGTGATCAAGATATTGATGACCCGCTTGCAAGACTGTCCATAAAGAGATTTGATTCTGCTGATGGAAGATCTATAGCTGTGCCAGAAAGTGATGTATACTCCTCTGGGGAAGAGTATCCCGGCTTAATCAAAGTGGTTAAGGCTTGGATAGGCGAAAAACAAGGAAGAATTCACCCCTCAACATACACAAGGGTGGGTGGGAAGTGGTCAGATACATTTGAAAAAGAGGAAGCTTTTGGTGTTGATTTAGATATGAGCCCTGAGCGTACCTTGGAGGTTATGAGGGATCCGGTTAATTTTTTCTTACAAAATTATGATTTTAAAGATACGTGGTCCGTTACTGATAATTTTTATAATGATTGGTGGTCGTATTTCGAGCATGATAATGAAGATGAAGCTTTACACGCAGGTGAATACGGGTATCCCCAGCCAACACGTCTTGATTTCTTACACCTAGAGGAGCCTAAAATATTTCAAACAAAAGAGGAGGCCGAGGAGTGGATTAAGAGGAACGCCTTAGATAACTATAATCTCAAGCTATCTGTAGAAACAGATTTGGAAAACTGGAAGGATAGAGAAGAGGCAAAAGGTTGGGGCGAAGAGGTTGACCTCTCAGAGAAAGATGATATCATAGCTTGGGTTGATGAAAACGAAAGATATACGATAAAAAAAGAAGATGCTATGTCTAAGGTCACTAAGGTTGGTGATGATTTTGTTAACAAGAAAGGCAGGCGCATAATGAGAAGCATAAATGAAAAAGGGAAGTATTACGATTATTTTCAAGAAAACAAGGAGGATCTTCTTTGGTTCTGTGGCTTGCATACAAAATTTCAAACCTCAAGAAGACAACTAGCTTCAACGTTTCCTGATACAATAGAGTATGAATCAGAAGATGAAAAAATAGATTACCTCTACTTATCAAGGTCTTTTAGCAATATTAAAGATGAGTCACGAAAGACAAAGAGAGGAAATGAGTTAAAACAGCTTTTGTATGACGCTATAAATTATGATGACATCGTTAGGTTGTTTAAAAAACAGGCATATTCAAATTACCCATCTAACTATAGACCGACAGAATTATTTTTTGGCTCACTAATAAGTTCTTTGTATCATTCAAAGTTAGTGTCATTTAGAAGCAGCTTTACAGAAAGACTTAGGTCAGTTCTATATACCCTGAATGCTAACGAGACCCTTCTTGACTCGGATTATAGAACCGCCTCTATAAAAGGCCGGGTAGAAGAGGTAATTTTTGATGCAATGTCGGCTTATCAGGCCCATGATCCTGTTGCTCTAAGGATTTATTTAAACGAAATTAACAGTCTAATTAATGATTTTAATAAAAAAGATGGCGATTTTGATGCTGTTCTTGATATATCATATAAGATTGATAATGTAAAAGGTTTCATCTATACAATCAGGCACCTCAGAGAATCTGGATCTATATTGATGCCGGGCCTAGAAGGTCTTTATGCTATATGCAAAAGCCTTTATGAAGATAGCTTCGATTATAGCGGTACAAGAAAGACCATTTCTGACAATAATATGAAAAATATTGTAAAGAGAAAGGCCAAAGAAACAATGGTTGATATAGCAATCTTAGTATCTAAAATAAACAAACAAAACTAATTAGAAGCTAATATTGTAGTATAAGGTAGCATGGTAATAAAACTTTTAACAGATCGCGTTGGTTACTCAAAGGACGTAAAAGAAATACGTCAAGAGTGGTTGCGCGATCTATTTTATTTTATAGGTCTAGATGTAGAAGCTATGGACGAAATGGAGCGAGATGAAGTTCTCGATTATATGCTTGAAAATGAAATTGAAATAATAGAGCATAAAAGCATTGAGGCGTTAGAGGTTAAGTTTAATGGAGAGTTAGTAGGAGAGTGGGCAGGCCCAGAGCTTGTGCTTAAACAAGATAAGGATGGATCGCTCTATTACGAAGTTGAAATAGAGCACTGGACAATAGAAGAAGATCAAATAGAATAAATGGAGACAATGTGAGTCAAAAAATATTTGTTTTAGATACATCAGTTTTGGTACATCATGAAGATTCAATTCATGCTTTTCCAGACCAAAAGGTCATTATACCAATGGTTGTTTTGGAGGAGGTGGATAATCTAAAGACAAGGTCCGATTCTGTTGGAAATTCCGCAAGATATGTTAATAGATTCTTGGATGACTTAAGATCAAGAGGATCGCTAGCTGAAGGCGTTAAGCTGGATAACGGTCAGGAGATTCAAGTTTACACGGAGTTAGCAGAAGAAGATTTAATTCCAATGCTTGATGTAAATGCTGACAATAAAATAATTGCAACTGCACTAAAGTTATCCAAATCAATATACAATGACATTGTTCTTATCTCAAGAGATATAAACATTAGAGTTAAATGCGACTCTCTTGGCTTAAGGTCTGAAAATTATAACAAACACAAAGCAACCATAAAGAGAAAGGGCGCTTACACTGGGGTCTCTGTGTTAGACCTATCCCCAAATGAGGTAGATGACTTTTATGCCAACGGAAGAGTAAAGTTAGATGACAACTATGAGCCAAATGAGTTTCTAGTTCTAAAGGGCGGACAAAAAAGCGCTTTGGCCTCCTTTAAAGATGGCTACGCAAGAAAGCTAAACCATGCAAGTCAGAAAAACTTTGAAATTCAAGGAATAACCCCCAGAAATAAGGAGCAAAGGTTTGCCTTAGAATCTCTTCTAAATAGAGATATTCATATGACTACTATCAGCGGCAAGGCCGGTAGCGGAAAGACCCTCATGGCAACAGCAGCAGCCTTGCACATGTTAAATGAAGGATGGTATGAAAAAATTATCATTTCAAGACCAGTTCAGAGCATGAGTTCCGACATTGGCTTCTTACCAGGCAGCAAAGAGGAGAAGATGCAGCCTTGGATTCAGCCTATGGTTGATAACTTTAAGTTTTTGTTTAAAAACGGAACTCATTATTTTGATATCATGGTTGAAAAGGGTGTTATTGAAATTGAAGCTCTTTCTTATATTCGAGGAAGAAGTCTGCCAAACATTATTATGATTCTGGATGAATCTCAAAATATCACTTATAATGAGGCAAAAGCCGTTATTACAAGAATGGGTGAAAATTCAAAACTAATTATGCTCGGAGACCTTGAGCAAATTGACGCCCCCCATCTTGATTCGACAACTTCTGGTTTGGGGGCAATTGTCGAAAAGTTTAAAGACTTTGAGCTATCATCTCATATTACCCTTCTAAAGGGAGAGAGAAGCCCTCTTGCGGATTATGCTGCAAGGATTTTGTGATGAACAAGTACATTATTCCGATTATAAAAAAAGAAAAAGAGGCTGAAACTCGGCGGGAGTTGCGACTTCCTCTATATCGTGATCCGCCAACAGAATATGAGCACAAAGATAAGGTTGAAGAAAAACCAAAAAGAGGCTCTACTATTATTGACCTTAATATAAGCAAAGGGCACTATGGTGAATGATAAAATTAAAAAATTATATAAATTTTTAAAAGATAATAAGTTTTCAAAAGAAATTGTACTTTTAAGAAAGGTCGCCAGAGAGTATACTGTTGTTTCTGGCGACACACTATCTGAAATCGCTCAAAGATATGGCGTTAAAGTATCAGAGGTTCAATCAGCAAACTCTATGGGTAATAGCACCAGAGTATACTTAGGACAAGACCTGATAATACCAGAACCAGAGAATTCAACAGAAATAGTTGCAGCAACTCTACTTGGGGAGGTTGGAACAACAAACCCCTCTGCAATGCCTGCAATCATGGCTGTTATAAAGAATAGAGCAGAAGCTCGTGGCTTATCTGAGTACGAAATAGCTTTAGAACCAAAACAGTTTTCTTATTGGAACAGTAAGAGTCCAAGTAGCGTCTTAGAGGGACCCTTGGGTAGGAGGCATAAGCTTTGGCAAAAAGCTATGGATGTAGCCTCTGGAAATATCAGCTTACCAGACACAAAGGGCTCAACACACTATTATTCAAAATCTATAAGCCCTCCTTTCTGGGCAAAAGGAAATTGTTGGCAAGAGCTATACGAAGATGATTCGCATGTCTTTGGGAAAGATACTAGCGGAAGATATGGAAGCTGTCAGCCAGAATAGAGTAAAATAAGTATAATGAATCTATGAAAAAAATAGATTGCTCTAAAAATTGTAAGATGACTACGGAACTGAGAAACAGCAAGCACTGCAAAGGTTATGCAAACGTAGTTGACAATAACATATTTTACTCTTGCAGAGAATCTTTAAAAGATGAAGCAAAAGAAGTTCGTCAGTTTTTAACCTGTGATTTATGGAATCTTGAATTAAAAGAAAGTTGCAAAACTTGTCTTTTGGAATGCACGAATAATCAGAATCCGAAAATACAAGTAGCTTTAGAAGAAAAGAAAAAACTCGATGAAGTTATTGAAAAGTTAAAGCCAAACATGATTCTTTATGGTGTTTCCTCAAAGCAGGTAGAGCAGATAAGCAGGCAGTATACCCAAAGAAAGTCTGATGGAAAAAAAGATCAAATGGGAGGCGAAGCTATTGAGGCCGCTAACTTTGCAAATGAAACCCTAAAGGCAATGCTAAGCGGCAAGATGATCGATGTTGCCTTTTTTTCTCTATATGCAAGAAAAAAATCGGGTAGAATAAAAAGGCTCAGATCAAAACTCAAAAATCACAAGGCTTCTAAAAAGGAGTGAATATCTTCGTGGCCTGCCCCAAGTCCTCCGTAGCTTCTTAATGCTCCAAAAAGAATGCCTATTACTTCGCCATCTTTTGTATAAATAGGGCTACCACTATGTCCTGGAAAAATTTGTTCAGATATCATTAGAAAATCATTACCAGAACTACTTAGGGAGCTCATATTTCCGGACGTAACCTTTTTTCTTGATATCAAGGAAGATAAGTACGTATCTATAATTATTGGAAAATCTCCAGAGGGACTGCCAACAACAAAGACCTCCTCAAATAGGGTTGGAGTATAATCTTTACCCTTTATCTTCGCCGGCTTAACGTATCCTTTGATTTTTAATGCACACAAGTCCATGTCATTTCTTGTTGAAGAAATGAGTGCATCAGCATTTTTTGGAGCGCCATAAACTATTTGCCCTAAATAGTTTTCAACAATAAGCGTAGTGTCTTCATCTAAAGAGTTGCAGAAGTGATCATTTGTTAAAATTATAGTTTCGTTTGTGTTGCCTAGATACATTGCAGAAAAGCCTGTTGCGAAAGTTACTGACTCTAAACTTTGCATTCCGCCCTCAACATTTGTTGAGCTATAAAAAATTTGAGAAAGCCGAACTACTGGCTGCAACATTGTCTCAGATCTTAGTGCAGCCAACCCTTGATGTTCGTTTAATAAAATTGTTTTTTTAGAAAAGTTAATAATATTATTTATTATAAATACAGCAGAAAGAGTAACTATTAAGTAAAGCAAATAATTTATTAATTTTTTCATTTTACATCTCTCTGTTTTAAATAAGTAAAATTAGCATAATATTTATTATTTTACCAAACTTATTTTATATAGGGCAGGTAAAAAGCATTGAAGTATATTATTAAAGAAAATTATTTACATTATTAACATTTTTAAAGCTCTATAGAGCGGTATTTATAGAATAAAATTCTGCTAATATTTGAAAATAGATAGGAGATATCATGGGTTGTGGTTGTAATAAAAAAAGGCCGGCGGGTGTTAAAAAAAAGGTTGCCTCTAATAAAAGCGGCAAGGTTATTAGAAAAAATAGAGTATCTAAGCTAATATCTATCCCCGGCAAATCTAGGTCTAGCAGGATTTCCAAAAAAACAAAAGGTTGATAAATGTCTGATTATAGTATATTTCCAAAAGCGATAGACGGTTATGCTCAGCTGCCCCTATTTGTAAACGATGTAACCCCTGTTAGCGCAGAAGGTCTAAATAGAATTCGCAGTGCTATAGTTAATATTGAAAATGCTCTAGGAACTCTGCCTCAAGGAGCTTTTGATACTGTATCTCTTAGGCTGGATGATATAGACTCAGAAATAAGTACAATTGAATCTAACATTGATGCTATTGAGCAAGTTATATTTGATTTACCAAATGCTTTGTTTCTAGATGAAGCTACCGCTCCAACGGCTAAAGCAAACAAGGGTGCTATATTTATATCAGATGGATCTGGCGGTCTTGCTCGAAATAATCTTTACTACTCTAATGAGTCTGGTGTAGTTACAGATCTTTTAGCGGGTGGCGGCGGAGATTTGGAGACAACACTTGGTCTTGGAAATGAAACCGGAGGTAATAATGTCTTATTATCTTCTGGTGATGAAATACAGGGTCAAACAGATGTTAGACTAAGATCTGCAGCTGACTCAAATATTGACTTAATATCAAGTGGAACTGGAAGCGTAAGATTTTACACTGACGCTCCGGGTGATAACTTAGTTTTCCTTCAAATGGGAGAGCTTCAAGAAACTGGATTAGCCCATATTCCGCCCGGAATGTTTGGTTCAAATGGCGTTTTGCTTATGGGGTTTCCAAATCTAACCTTTCCGCAGTCTCTTAGTCCCGGGAGTACAACTGTTGACGTTAGATTGCAGTCTCCAAGCATCAACACAAATGCTGTTGGAGCAGGTGTGGGAACTGGTAATGTGGATATTCAATCTGGATCAACAGGCTTTGTCGCTCCTGGCACAGAAGGGGGATCGTCTGGTCGAGTGCAGATAACAACAGGAAACGCACTAGCAGTCCCAGGGGGTCCTGCGACCCCTAACAGTGGTGAGATAGTCCTAAGAACAGGAACCTCTCTAATGGGCAGCTCAGGCGATGTAACTATCGCTTCAGGCTCAATATCCGGACCCCTTGGTTCGGGAACAAGCGGTAACTTAAACCTTGGAACCGGTGACGCAGGGTCTGCTGCCGCATCAACTGGAAATATTGTGTTAGAACCTGGGGCGGTAGCTTCGCCTCTGGGTACTAGGGGATTTGTAAAAATAAAAGGCGATAAGCTAAATATTGATAACAGCACTAATAACGCAGATATAACGGCGGGCTCTGCGTCAAATGCAATTATAGTTGGAGGGTTAGATAATACTGCATCAGGCGCGTCATCATTTGTAGGAGGTGGGGCTAACAACACTGCGTCAGCAGCGGGAGCCTCAACCTCTGGTGGTCAATGGGCTGTAGCCAGTCACAATAATGAGCACGCTCATGGCTCAGGAAGATTTGCTGCTGCTGGTGACGCTCAATTCTCAAGAATGGTTTTAAGAAGAGAGACTAGTGATGCAACTCCCTCGGAATTGAGCACTTCTGGGTCTAATTCATCGACAGCAACTGAATGTATCACAATTAATGCCAATACAGCCTATAGGTTTAGGATTGATGCAGTCGCAAGAGAGCAGGCGACAGGAGACACGGCATGGTGGGAAATAAAAGGGTGTATAAAAAGGAGGATCATAAAATCTACAACCAGCCTGGTTGGCAGTCAGTATGTGATCACAGACTTTGACGCAGGAGCTTCTTCTTGGCAGCTGCTAGTTACGGCGGATGACGGATCATCCTCCCCACACTCAACTCCATCGCTAAAACTACAAGTAGTAGGAGAGGCTGCACATACAATTCGGTGGGTAGCAACGGTGCATCTAACAAAGGTGAGTGGGTAATGCCTCAGTATAGAATATTGGGTGGAGTTCCGTATTTTCCACAAGAAAGATCAATAACCCTTGATTTAGCCGGAAGCGGCGGATCTATTGCGAGTGGATCAGGAATTCCGCTTACGATTATTGACCACAACAACAATGTGGTTACGACAGATAACTCTACTTTTATTGCGAGCTTTAATAATCCGTCAAATCCTGCTCTTCCTACTGATTATTGTCAAATAGCTACCTTTAGCCTTGGTGATTATTTCCCCGGGTATGATGGGTCAAAAGATACCCTGGAAGTAGTGATGCCTGTCGAAAGCTCTTTAAGCTGGGCTGATAATAAAGTTGGAATGAGGCTTATGAGGTTTGAGTATCCCTCATTTGCAGACCTTCAGCAGTGTGCTGCTTATGAAGAAGGCGGTAACAGGATTATATTTACTTATCATAACTCTGGATCAACAGCAATTTCCGTTAACTGTGGAGCGTATGATGTCAGGCGCATTGGAGCACACTTTTCTCCGGGAAGCATTACAGGGGGCATAACGGATGTATCGACTACAGGATCAACAAAACTTACTTTGGCAAATACTATGAATCGAAGAAGTATAAATATGAAGGACAACTCTGCATCTGTATTGTCGGTAGATGCTAACGACTTTTGGGCATTCGGAATGTTAATGGCTGATTCAACTACTGCTGCAACCAGATCTATAGTGCAGTCTGCGGCGGGATTAACATTTACCATGGACTCCACAACCATGCTTGTTAGATATATTCACCTGCACCACAGAAAGGGGAGCTAAATGCTTAATTATGAAATAGTTAATGAAGATGGCACAGTATTAACCTCTATTCAGATTTCTTCAACAACAACGCTAAGTGTTCTTTTTGCGATAAATGCAAATATTTCAATACCAATAGATTCTGATCTTAGGGTTAGCGAAAATCCTTTAAATGCCAATAGTTATGATGTACGCTTTGGCCAAACTTACTTGCTTGTTAGGCCTGCTGAATAAGTTCGGTTTGCATATTTGGAGCAAAACTAAATGTCTTATATTTTAGAAAAAAAATCAGCCCCAGGTGCCGCAAGGTGGGTTCAGAGGTCTGATTTTTACTCATTATCATTTCCCGTTAGCCCAACTAACACTATAAATGAATATTTCTTCGCTCCATATGACTTGACTTTAAAAGAAGTAAATGCCTATTGCCACTCAGGTGCAGCCTCTGCGGCAGGAACTTATCTTTTATTTGTGTCTGACGAGACTGCATCAAACAATCTATTGTCTGCTCCAGGTGGATTCGATTTAGAGGCCCCAAGCTTACCTGCTGCCACTTTAACTGCAGTTGGCCTAACAGGAACTACAGCAAACTTAAGCATGCCCAAGGGCAGCGTTATAAAAATACAGGCTGCATCTGATAATGCAGATTTAGTTGCAGAGGGTGTTTATGTGCAGCTTATATTTGGTGCGCAATAATGGCTATATTTCACTCTAGCAAAGATGCTTCGGCTGTCGGCAGTGGTATTGATTACTCTCAGTGGATTCGCCTACAAATTGCCGACGCTTCCGAAGCTTTTGACACTTCTAGCATTGTAACGGCCACGCAGGATTTGAATGGGGTCCAGTTTGCGGTAACCGGAACAGCCTCTAGCAGCTTCGCATGGTGGGCCTTTGAGCCAAAAGACTCCACAGGAAATGTCGTCGATCTAGGAAGGTTCGGGATCGTAATTTGGATATCTTTTTCAGGACTCAACCAACCTACTCCTGGGTCTGATGCCGGAATCATGGCCGGCATACAAACTGGCACCGGAGTGCCTTTCGCCAGCGATAACGGCTATGCGCTAGGCGCTCAATGGGACGCGGCAGGCAACGGCCCTGATCTTATCTCGGCCAGCTCGTCGAGCTTCAATGCCACGGGTACAAGTGACGTAGACGCGAACGGGGTTCTTCAGATTCGCCTAAACCCGCCGCTTTGGCATAAAACTGGCGACGAGTACCGGCCTGCTGCCGGTAGTGGCTGTGAATGGCTGGGGCCAGACGGCGACAAATACGAGCACCACCGGACACGCGGAGTCGCGACGACAAATGTAGATCTCGGTACAGACACCAGCTTGTTGCGATTCTTTCTCGGTGTGTCGGAAGGTTCCGCAGCCACGACCTTTAAGTGTCAGATTCATTACAAGATCTACCCCGCGAATGGAGACGCGCCCTCATGAGATCCTGCATCGTTTTTGAATCTGACATGACAACCGAAGAACTTAGCCTCGTAGTTAGTGGTCGCGAACTCAATGGTCGCACTCTAACATCTTCTTGTAAGGTATACGCAAGCTCTGGGTGGGTAATGCTGACTGCCCCGCAATTATATTCACTTCCTAGAACATGGACTCCAGGCGACGTGCGAAGCATAACACTCTCGCTTACAGACACAGAGGCTGTGGCTATGACTGAATATGAGTGGCTGCTCACTCACGAGGTCACCGAATGAAGCTTAAAGGCGTATGGCATACCTCACTGCAGCTAAGGCTATAAGCAGCTAAACATTAAGATCTAATATTTGGAGTCTTTTATGAGTCATGAGGATGCAATTGCAGCGATTGCTTATTGGTTTCAACAAAAAGGCTACCATGTAGAGATAGATCGAGATGGAGAGGATGCAATTGATAGAGACTCAAAATTTGTATCTATAAATTCTACTCGGTCCTTAGAAACTCAACTTCATGTTATACTTCATGAGGCAGGCCACCTACTGGTTGAAAAATCAGATAGCATTACAAATGGTATATCCGAAGTTTTAAGCAAATACTCCGAAAAATCAAAGATTCACAAAACCTTTACTGTTATAGAGGAGGTAGAGGCTTGGAAGCGGGGTCTAAAGCTGGCAAACAGGCTTGGTATAAAAATAAATAAAGAAAAATGGAATAAAGATGTTGCCAGAGCCATTTACAAGTATATGCTATGGGCAACCGAAGATTAGTTGTATTCTTCTTCGGATAAAGCAGATGAGTAGATTGAAAAAACTTGATCTTCTGATATAGCGTTAACCGAAGAGGAAACCGATATAGAGTCCTCCTCTTCGAGCATCATTTGAATGCATTCGTTAATTTTTGCTATTAGATCATCTTTTCTTTTTTTAGAAGTTTCAAAAACTAAACTTAAAGATAATTCTATAAAATACTTTTGATCACTCAATTTGCATCTACCTCTGTTTAACCTATAATTATTCGTAGAAAGGAACGCATGCCAAGACTAAAAACAAAAGTTAAGCTTCTAGACGAAGGAGCTGTTGTACCGCAAAGAGCACATAAGTCAGATACAGGTTATGACCTAACCTTTATTGGCGTCCATAAGATTGTTGGAGATGTTGTGTTTTTTAAAACAGGCGTATCGATAGAACCTCCTTCTGGTTATTACTTTGAAGTAGTTCCGAGAAGCTCCATTTCAAAACTCCCATTATCAATGGCCAACTCAATGGGTGTGATTGACGAACACTACAGGGGAGAGATTCTCGTTCCTGTAAGAATTCACCACAAACATGAGAGTCTAAGCTCTCCGGCAGATAGCTTCGCAGGCGGCTTGGTTAGAATTTTTGGATCAAGACCGCAAACAATCACCGCAACTGCCCAACTTATCTTGCGAGAAAAACCAAAATTGTTCCAGGCCATTCTAAGAAAAAGAAATAATTGCGATTTTGCTGTAGAGGATGTTTCAGAAACAGAACGTGGTGATGGAGGATTTGGCAGCACCGATTAATCGACACATTAAGAGGTTGAAGCTAATATTTCCGGTATTGATGAGGAATTATTCCTCATCAAAATAGGGGAGGCAGCATGAACCTTACGTTTATAGAGATGATCGCCCAATGTAAGGATAGGAGTGACAAAGAGTCAATAATGTTTGTTGAATATATTATGTTAAAGTATTTTAACAATAATAACCTTTTCATGACAATGAAGGAAGCTATACCCTTTATAGATCCTATGGATTTGGAGATTTTGATGCCGATTATAGAATTAAGTAATTAAAAGTTTAAAAAACAAATAGCCACGGCCAGAAAAAGTTGACAAGACTTTGGCCGTGGCTATTTTTCGGTTATACAGGAGATAATATGCCGTTGGTTTTAATTGAGTCACCAAACAAAATTTCAAAGCTGCGAAAAATCTTGGGCAGCAACTATACTATCATGGCCTCTGTTGGTCACATTATGGATTTATCCAAAAAGAATCTAGGGATAGATACAGATACATTTGAGACAACCTACAAGGTTAATTCTGATAAAAAAGATGTTGTTAAGTCTATTAAGAATGAGGCGAAAAAGCACGATACAATCTATATAGCTACAGACCCAGATAGGGAGGGCGAGGCTATAGCGTTCCATATTGCGAGTATTTTGCCAAAAACTTGTACAAATATTCATCGTGTTAAATTTAATGCCATTACAAAAGAAGCTGTAAAGAAGGCTATGAAGTCTCCAGGCAAGCTTGATGGTGATCTTTACAATGCTCAGCAGGCACGCAGAATTACAGATAGACTCGTTGGCTTTAAGGTTAGTCCAATAATGTGGACAAAAGGCCTTCGAGGCACCTCTGCTGGTCGCGTTCAATCTGTTGCTCTAAAGATTATTGCAGATAGAGAAAAGGAGATCAAAGCTTTTGTTCCAAAAGAATATTGGACAATAGAGGTTGATACTTCTCAGGATTTTTCTGCTGACTTTTTTGCATTAGACGGAAAGGCCTACACTCCAAAGTCAAAGGCAGATACTGATAAGGTTTTAAGCGATATGAGGTCTGGTAAAAAAGATCTTATAGTTACAGAGTATCAGACTAAGAGCAGAATCAGAAAGCCGTACCCTCCATTTATTACTTCAACTCTTCAGCAGGCTGCATCAAATTCTTTTGGGTGGGGTGCAAAAAAGACAATGTCCGTTGCACAAAATCTTTTCAGCCAAGGTATGATCACTTACCATAGAACCGATAGCACAAGAACGGATCCCGCCAAAATCTCTGATTTAAGAAAGTCTATTGATAAAAAATATGGTAAAAAATACCTTTCTCCAAAAACGATCTCTTACGGGCCCAAAGGGGCCGCTCAGGATGCTCACGAAGCCATCCGACCAACATACGACTCTCCTGTGCAGCCCGTCTCAACAGACGAAAAAAAGCTTCTAAAGCTTATTGGCTCAAGGTTCACCGCAAGTCAGATGGCCTCAGCTGTCTTTGATCAAGTCTCTTTGAGGCTGGAATATCACGGAAAGAAAGCTTATGGGTTTAAGAAGAATGGAAGCACACTAGTCTTTGATGGATTTCTTAAGGTCTATGGGGATATCAAGGATGATGTGATCCTCCCGGCCCTCGCCGTTGGTGATAAGGTTTCCTGGAAAAAGGTTGGTGGAAAGCAAAACTTCACAAAGCCTCCTAATAGATTCTCTGACGCATCAATTATTAAGCTTCTTGAAAAAGAGGGAGTTGGAAGGCCAAGTACTTATGCTTCAATTCTTGACACACTGCTAAACCGAAAGTATATATCCAGGGCTAAAAAGTCTCTTTCATCAACTGAAATCGGCATAATGGTTTCTGATTATCTTACGGCTTATTTTCCAAAAATTGTAGATAAAGCTTTTACGTCAGAGATGGAAAGCAATCTTGACAAAGTGGCTGCGGGTAACAAAGAATATAAAGATATTCTGGGTGTATTTTATCAGGATTTAGACGCACAGATATCTGTGGCGAATCAGTCTGCTCTTCCTGATACATTTATTGTTGATCACAAATGCCCAAAATGCTCATCAAAAATGATAAAGAAGATATCAAAGCATGGGCCTTTTCTAGGCTGCTCTGATTGGCCCAAGTGTGATGGCACACTTTCTATTGACGGAGAGTCAACAAAGGTTAGCCTAGAGACAGGGCATAAGTGTCCGCGATGTGGAAATATTCTTGTAAAAAGAAAGGGGCGAAACGGAGAGTTTTATGGCTGTAAAGCTTATCCTGTTTGTAAATTTGGCGCTACAATAGGTGAGGACGGCTCTCCCATTGAGAGAAAAAAGTCCGAAGCAAAAGACACAGGTCACAAGTGTCCAAAGTGTAAAAAGGGAACAATGCTTGAAAGAAAAGGTAGATATGGAAAGTTCTTTGGATGCTCTGCTTACCCCAAGTGTAAAAACATAATGAAGACATTAGGGGGTAGTTAATTATGGATTATTGCGATACCCGCGAGGCAGGCTGGAATGAAAAAATAGCCTTATTTGACATGGACGGAACCCTGACTGTTCCAAGGAAACATATTGGTCCAGAAATGGTCAAGGCCTTATTTAATTTATCTCAAAGGTGCCAAATAGGCATTGTTTCTGGCTCTAATTTAAGTTCAATTAAAGAGCAAGTGCTAGATTATCTTCCTGATGTTATTAAGTCAAGAACCGTATTATTTCCCTGTAATAGTACACAGGTTTATACTTTTAACTCAGGAGAGTACAAGCAAGTTTACTATATAGATATGATAGACGAAATTAGTGTAAGTAGCTTTTTTGAACTACATGAGTTTTTGCTAAAGCAGCAAATTGTCATTTGTGATGATAATCCAGACATAAAGATAAGGGGAAACTTTATAGAAAACAGGGGGTCTATTTTAAACTATTGCATACCAGGAAGGTCTTCTTTGGATGAAGATAGAAAAAACTTTGGATACATAGATCTAACTCGCGGAATCAGAAGCCAAACCCTGACGAGAATAAAGACTTTTATAAAAAGAAAAGATTTAAATCTTTCGGCATCAATTGGTGGCCAAACCTCTATAGATATATTTCCTAAGGGATGGGATAAAACTTATGTTATGAACCATGTGGGTGATTATGATGTTATTACCTTTATTGGCGATAAGTGTGAGGGCTCAGGAAATGATAAAGAGCTTTATAATTTTCAGGATCGCTTGGACAACCTGGTATGTTTTAAAACAAGCTCTGAAAAAGAGACTCTGTCAATAATATATAACGAATTAATGACAAGATTCTCAAAGATTCCTACGGGAATTCTAAGATAAGTTTATATAAAAATATTAATTAATTTTCATAATAAAATGAGTCATATCTTGATCCCATCAAACTTGGATAATTTTTTTTACAAAGAGATATGCCGATCAGCAAAATCTCAAAACTTATTTATTAAAGATAATCTTGCTAGCTACCTTTCTGCTATTATGAAAAAAGCAATACTTTGCAATACTATAGTGGGAAAGGATATAACTCTTGCTGAAATTTATTTAAAAAAAGAAGAGAATAAAGATAGGTTTTTAAATTTTAAAAAAATAGGCGATATCTCAATAGTAAAAATAGGTCTTTTTCCCGGGACAAAATCAAGCTTGGTGAGCAGAGGTTATTACCTAGATATGGCGTCTACTGCTTATGATTTTTGTTATAAGAAGTCTGGCGACAAAACATATAAAGATCTATCTGGCAATGTTGATAAGTGCTGCGATATAATTTATGGTGCAAAGAGTTGTGCAATAACTAATAATATTATAGATCTTTATGATGATTGGAGAAATACAAAGAGCAAATTTTCAAAAAGAAGATTAATTGCTCTTGGTTTTTCATTTAAAGATATAAGTTTATTGGAGCACTAATGTTTAAGAAAATAATCAGTCTTTTTACTGACCATCCGAAGTGGAATGGAGAATCTTACCTAAAGCATATGGCTTTTGCCTTTTTTTATTCTTCCTTATTCCTGCTTGCTGCAACAACCTGTTTTATTCACGCGATATTCCCATTTTTATTTACAAAAACAGGTTCTGGAGTAGCTAGGTTTATACTGGGGTCGGTTGAAGATAGAGGAGATGATATATGAGGTTAATTTTTGGTCCAAGTAAAGTTTTAAAACAAAAGTCAAAACCATTCTCTAAAGAAGAGTTTGGGAATGATATGGTCGCTTTATCTCAATCAATGCTAAAGATCATGAGAGGGTTTGGAGGGGTTGGCTTAGCCGGAATACAACTGGGTTTGCCCAAAAGAATCTTGGTAGGCGAAGCTAATGGTAAAGAATTTGTTTTAATAAACCCTGAAGTAAAAGATGCTTCTAAAGAAAAAGTTTCTTTTAATGAAGGGTGCTTATCATTTCCCATGGAGTCTTTTAATGTCGATAGACCATCAGATATAACTGTTTCATATCAAAATGCCGATGGAACTCATGTTGAAGAAAAATTCTCAGGTTTAGCCTCCAGAATAATCCAACATGAAATGGATCACTTAAATGGTATAACGATTTTAGACAAAGTAAGTCATTTAAAAAGATCGTTATATATTAAAAAAATGAAAAAAAGATTAAAAAAATATAATAGAGCAAAAAAGAAATTGGAGAGTCTAGATGTCACATGATAAATATAGCAGCTCTCATCAGATATCTGTTGGAAAAGATCTAGATCTTATAACTTCGTCTGATAAAAAGCTAAAAATAAAAGCTGCTGGAGATGTAGATATAAGCACTGATTCAGACATTATAATTTCTTCGACTGATTTTTCGGTTACATCAGGGGGAAATCTTAATATAGCAGGAAACCTATCTGTTACCGATATAACTGCTACCGATATAACTGCTAGCGGTAATATTTCTGGAAATATTTCTGGCTCCAATATATCGGGGAATATTAATGCTGGAGCTATTAGCGCAACAAGCATAACAGCGTCTGGTGTTGCGACGGCATCGAGCTTTGAATTTCAATCAACTAAAGAAAAAACAATTATGATACCGCTTTCTGTTGCTTTTTCTGATATTTCTGCAACCAAAATTAACATGGGAGCTGTAGCTCTTACTAACCTTGATTCAGCTAAGTCTACAGCAGATTTTACATCAGGAGCTACAGCTAATAGCTTTCAGACTATAAAATTGTTCGGAGATCTCTCAAATACTGATTGGCAAGCGTTTATTGATATAACTCCATATCTCACAAATGGGTCTAGAATAGAATCTGTAAGTATACTTGCCGAGTTCGACGATCTCACCAGCGTAGCAGACCCTGAGGTAACGGTCTCTGTCAATAGGGCAACGCTAGGATTCGCCATTGGCATCCCTGGTTTGACGCCATTTACTCAGGATGCCTCAGCCACTGTTACTTTTCCGGTAGGAGGTGCGTCTGTTGACACTCTTTATTGGTACAAATGGCAATTAAATAGCTCGCATGATATAAATATAGATAACGGATCAGCTTTTGCCGGAAATTGGGATATTTATAAGCTGAGAATTAGACAAACTGCTGGTGACGCGATTCTTTTGAATATATACGGAATAGCGATAAATATAAGCGTCAACAATGTTGAGCAATCCGCAGGTGTAACCTAGCTTTTTGTAAATCTATCAGCAATACAGCTGCTAGCCCAACTATTAGGCTTTACTTCGCAGCCAAATCCTTGAGATTTAAATAATACTTGAAGCTCTTTTTGAAACTTTGCGGTTTTATTTTTCTTTAAATCAGTGCCAATATCAAGATGCACTGTTAGTTGCCCATCAATCAAGGGGTCGATCTCAAGAGCAATCTCAAGGCTTCTGTAGGCCTCTAGTATCATTCGAGAGCGAAGAGTTGGATACCTCTCGGTATCCAGCTTTTCCTTTATATAAAAGATACTGTTTTTTGTTATGCCTGTCTTATACAAACACACACATGTAACTACAGATATTTTTGAACCAAGAACCTGTGAATCTGTGCCAATATATATATCAAGTCCCTCCTTATTTAATTTTTTTAACTCTTTCACAAAATCATTATAAGAAAATAGCTTTTGACTCATGTTTCTGATCTTTCCGCTTTTTAGCATAAGAAACTCTCCTGTCTATATTTTTTTATATATTAATAAATTAATGTACAATACAATTAGGGTTTATATTATGGATACCGATTATTGGTCTAAAAGAGACTTTTCTAATAAACTTTTGATATTAGAAAAGAGGCTGAAAAACGCTGCTGGTATTAAGAATAAAAGAAAAAAATTGTCAGAACTTCTAAGTATAAGAGGTGAGACAAAACTTCTATTAAATCAATATGAAAACCTAAAAACTTATGACAACTTTTTTTTAAATAAAATTAAAAAAAATATAAAAAGCCTTATTTTCAACCTGGAGAGAGAGTATGCCAAAAGGTAAGAAGGAACACAAAATGTCTGAAAGAAAAAAGTATTTAAGAACTCTTATGGCAGAAATGGGGCTTTCTTCTCTGGATGAGCTATCAAAAGAAGAAAGAAGAAGATGGATTAGGGCAGCTGAGCCTCAAAAAATTGTAAAAAAGAAGTTAAAAGAAATGGGCTACAGCTTAAACACAGATAACAATAAGCGCTCTCTTGGTCGAGTTTCAAAAATTATTAGTCTTAAAAAAAGCGCAGAGAATACATCTGGCAAAGATCTGGACTTATTGAGATCTCTTTTAGACAAAAGCACTTACCAAAAGGTCATGCCCGTTGTTTTTCCGCTGTTTGGGGTTAGCGGAACCTTTGTTGAGGCAAAGTATATTGAGGATTCGTTAAAAGCAATAAGAGAGGCCAGTCCCTCTGAGGTAGATGAGGAAAAAATAACGGATATTCTAGAAAGGCTATCCAAAAGTATTGCAAAGGCAATACCGGTTGATCTAGACAAAGCCTTTGCTGATGATCCAAATCAAAGCTTTGATTTATCCAGACTGTCAGAAAGGGATAGAAAGGATGTTGTAGTAGGGTTAACTACACTGAAATATCTTTCTAGCCAGTCTAACCTAAACCCAAGTGATGAAGAAATTGTTGTTGCGATTAAGGCGATACAGGATGCTGAAAATCTAAATGCATCAGGCTTAATAGACAAAAGTACTTATTCTGCAATTACTGCGCCAAGAACAAATCAGCCCACCCCCGCCCCCTTAAGCTCTGATGAGGTAAGTACAAGCCTAAGGGGCAGACGGGACCAAATAAGAGATAGAAGACGAGGTTCTGACGAAACACCCGTATCTTCGTTTGATCTTTCAAAAATAGAAAATATAAATATTGGCCCAAGAGTGGATCTTGATTCATCAACAAATGATCTTAGACAGTTTGTTATGATCTTAGATAAAGTTTCTGGAGATCTTGGTATAAATCCCACTATAACCAGCGCTTTTAGAAATAGTTATAACCAAGCTAGAGTTATGCTAAATAATTATAATCGTCGTGGATCTGGATCAAGAAGAGCAAGGGTGTATCTCGAAACTTTATATAGAAACTTTCCAAAGATGAATGATATTATAAATGTTTATGAATCAGGGTTGTCTGAGGAAGACAAAATTTTAAAAGCAGAGTCTATCATAGAGGAGAGCTGGCCAGTTGGTGGTCATAGGGCGGGAAAATCTATAGATATAGCCAGAGAATCTAAGTCCACTTTTGATGACATGCTTAGTCGCGCAGAAGAGTACGCTAGCTTTAAAAGACTTTGGGAAAAGGATCATTATCACCTAACTATTAAGTCTATTAAACTAATGCCTACAGAAGGCATTATAAGCAGAACGCTATCCTAGAAGTTCTTAAACTTTGCGGCAGTATTTGGGAATCCGTGCAGTTTTTCTAATTTTATCCTTAATGTTGCGGCGATAGAACCAGATAGATTGTAATCTATGTTGCCATTAAAGCCGCTTGTTGGCTCAAAGTTTATAGTTATCTCTGAGTAGCCGGGAGGTATTGTGCAAAAAACGTCACCTGAGCCGCCCCAGGATAATACGCAGGCACCATTCATTCCAGAGGCATCCTCTGATGTAACGCAAGCCTTTATGCTTTTGATTCTAACTCTTTCATTCCCAGAGCCATCAGCATCAGAGAGCGTGCCAATATCAATAACTGTTCCCGTTTCTCCTGCTGCATCTCCGGTTGTGCAAAACTCTACTCCAGCAAACTGGACACCATCTGCTATAAGCCTGTTTATTGATACTGCCATTTTATAATGTCTCCGTTTATATAATTAAATATTACTAGTATTATTGATAAAACAATTAATATATTCATTATAAATGATAGAAGTTTTGTTTGCTAATATTAAAATATAAATTTGTAGGACTTGTTGATGAGATCTAAAAATAATATAAATAAGATAAAACAATTGTGTAAAAAATTAAGTGATAGAGATTATCAGCTAAAAATCAACACAAAGACACTCTGGATGATTTTAGAGAAAGTAGATGAAACAAACCAAAAAATTGACCACATATTAGAGGGGGAAAAGGGCTGTAGCGAATTAGCAAAAAGTAAACTTGAGGAAGTAAGTTTGTGTTTAGATGAAATAAAAAATCTAGCAAATGATCGAGGGTGCAAGAGGGTTTTGAGTCATGAGTAATGAAAATCAAAATGGATGGAATGAATACTCCAAGCTTGTTTTAAAGGAGCTAGAGTCACTGTCAGATAGTATTGATAATTTAAACTCTCAAATACAGGGTTTAAAATCTGATATAACTGAGATGAGAGCGAAAGAAGATCGCGTTAATGAGCTGAGAGAATGGAAGCTAAAAATCGACGATGTTGCTTCCCCAACTCAGCTAAAAGAACTAATCGAATCTGTTTCTGAGCTAAAAGCATTTAGAACAAAGGCAATAGGCGTATTTATTACGGTTCAATTCTTTATGGGTTTTGCAGCTTGGATTCTTAAGTTTTTGGAATAAGCATGACAAGAAATAGACCAATATACCTTATAGCCTTAGTAACTGTAGTTTTCACTTTTGCTATAGTTGCAACCAGCCTACCTAATAACACAAGATCCTCAGATATAAACATTTCTCATGTAGAAGCTGCCAAGCTCAACTCCTTTGAGGCCAAAAGCAGAGAAGCATCTGTAAAGGTAGTAACCCCATCTGGTGGGCACGGGACAGGAACCTTATTTGAATACAAAGGAAAGGTATTTATATTTACCGCCAAACATGTTACTGAAGGCTTTTCTCGGTTTTTGATTATACCAAACAGTGGAGAAACAAAAGAAGCTTCACTAGTCTATTCTGATTTAGCTGCAGATTTTGCAGTTCTCTCGGCTGATGGGCTTGACTCAATAAAACCTGTGAAGTTTAAGGCAAAAGACCATAACCCAAAGACCCTGATTGATTTAGATGTAATTTTTTCTGGATATCCATCTGCACATAGCCTTCTTACGTCAAGAGGCAGGGTTGCCGGGTTTGAGGTTGATTCAATTATCATTCACTCTATTGCTTGGGGCGGATCATCTGGATCTAGTGTATTCTCTAGCAAGGGTGACTTCCTGGGAATACTTTTTGGAACCAGTGTTGATGCGCCCTTTGGAATACCCACTGTTATTGATAATATAATTTGGGTTTCACCCTATTATGTTATAGACTGGAATGCCTTAGATCGTAAAATACAAGAAAATGGAGAATAAAATGAATCTAAAGGATAAGTTAATACTCATATCAGATAAGTTAGATAGGCTTGGTTTGCAAAAAGATGCTGATGTGATTGATAGTCTTTTGACAAAAATTGCATCAAAAGGCATAATGGAGCTGCTAGAGGAATTGCCATCTGATGATGAAGAGAAAAGCTCCTGAAGATAAATATAATGCGAGGCTCGCATGCTACCGTTTAATGAAAAGAAAATATCCGAAAAATTATTTGTAAGAAAATTTTCTGCAGATTTAGAAGATGAAGATCTTTATTGGCACAAAGATCGGGAAGATAGAATAATATCAAAAATATCAGGTGACGGATGGCTTTATCAAGAAGATAATAAGTTACCCATACCTATAGGTGATGATGAAATTTTTATTAATAAAAATACATGGCATAGAATAATAAAAGGATCTTCTGATTTAACCCTAAAGGTTGCAAAGTTAAAATGAATAGATTAGAGAAAATAGCAAACTATACAAGAATTATTAAAGCACCTATTGTTAAATCTGCTTCTATGATCAAGTGTGCCGGATTAAAGCATCATGTTGAAAAACAGATTCCAATATCTGACAATATTTATCGATTTGGCTCCTCTGCTTATTTTGAGCTTATAACAGAGGCAAGACAGCATTGGATTTCTGGTATGATGAGGTTCTGTGAGGAGGATGTAGAGCTATTATCTTCTGATCTCGGTAAAACTGCAGTCTATAACGGGGAAGAAGTTTTGCTGGATGTACCATTTTCGGAAGAATCACTAGAAGACAAGACTGCAAAAAAGAAAGGTAAAAAGAAAAAAGACCCTCCATTAGGTAAGCCTAAAAGGGGTGGATCAAAAAAGTTTTATGTTTACGCAAGATGTAACGGTAAGGTAAAAAAGATTTCTTTTGGATCTCCAGATATGCCCTTAAGAATATCTGAGCCAGATAGAAGAAAGTCTTTTGTGGCAAGGCATAAATGCAAGACGGCTAATGATCGATGCACTCCACGCTATTGGTCATGTAGGGTGGGAAGATATCCGCATCTAACTGGTGCAAAAAAGAAGTATACCTGGTGGTAGGAGCATCTAAATGTTAAAAGAAATAATTAGAATAGCAAACTTATTAGACAAAAAAGGCCTAATGAAAGAGGCTAGCACTCTTGATTCTTTGCTACAAAAAATCGCCCAATATGATGACACAGATGATTATGATGACGAGTTAAGCGAGGATGCAAAATTGGCAATCAAGAGCTTTATTGAAAAGCATCTAAATCCAGCTTCATCAGTAGATCCGGCTTCAGAAGTGCTAATCTTGGACATGCTTCACAGTGATAGCAGAGAGCTCAAAGAATATGCGGAAGAGCACTTGCCAGATGCGATATTTGATCTATCAGCAGACGTTAATATGATGCCAAATAAGCTTTATAAAGAGATTATTGATGAAGCTCAATTTTCAGAAAAATATGGTAAAAATAGTGATTTTAAATATCTAATAGATGCAGTTAGATTTTATCTGGATGATTATCAGTTTTAACATTAAGCATTAAAACAAGGTATAATAAAGGACAGGAAATGATCAAAGAATTAGCTGATATTGCAAATTTACTTGACAAAAAGGGTTTGGTCAAAGAGGCTGATATTATCGATGAGTTAATAAAGAAGGCTGAAGGCCATGAAAAGGATCTAAAGAATCCAGAAATAGAAAAACTAAAAGAAACAGATATAATGCTCCCTGTCGGTAAAAAAATAATATTACAAGCAGAAAACAATAAACATAATAGAGGTCTAGTTGTTGAACTTATGAGTGACCACTCTTATGTTGCTTATTACTGGTATGATGACCCAGAAAAAATATATCCAGTCGAAGTGTTTTTAGATGGAGACTCTAGGGATAAGTCTGTTAAAAAAGTTAAGTTTGGGTATCATCCAGAATTAGATGGGTAAAAAAATGACCGAAAAACTTCATCTTCAAAAAGTAAAATATTCCTACAGTGATTTAGCTCCGGTTATGTCAGAGGATACCCTGGAATACCACAGAGACAACCTTGCTGCAGGGTACGTTAAGAGATTTAACAAGAGAGAGGGAGACTCTGCTTTTAATGAGGCTGGAGCTTTTCTGCATAATATTTTTTTTCCGCAACTACAGCCGCCAAAACAAGGCAACAAACCATATGGTTCTAGCCTTACTTTTATAGAGGATAAATATAAATCTTTTGATTCTTTTAAAGAAGAATTTACAAAAGCAGCAATGTCAATACAGGGGTCTGGTTGGGTTTATTTATCTAGAGATGGAAAAATAAAGATAATAAAAAATCACGAGATCAAAAAAGATATAGTACTTTTGGTTGACTGGTGGGAGCATGCCTGGGCTTTGGACTATCAAAGTGATAAATCAAAGTACCTTAAAAATATCTGGCGAATAATTGATTGGTCAGTAGTAAATGAAAGAATAAACCTGACTAAGTCAAGTAGACTTAATAAGATTAAAAAATTATTTATTAAAGCATCGTCTTTTAAGCCTAGAAAGCTTTCGGACATACTTTTCATAAAAACAGACCTCAAAGATGCTGATTTTTGGATCTGGAGAAAGCATAATCCAGGTAGGCCTATAAGAGAGTATCACCCAGAAGCCATTGGCATAAAGGTAAAAGAGGAATATTTAGATCAACTTGATTCAAGATATCTTTATTATATCTTTGAGTACTACAATATGTCTAAATTCTGGAAGCAGTATGAGGTTGGAACCACAATTAAATCAATAAGAGTCTCTGACGTTCAAAATCTTCCACTAAGCTTTTTGAGCCCAGGATCTTAATACTTTTCTGCCATACCAAGCTTTATAAGCTCATCATTAATGGTAATGTCCGATAGAATATCTTTCTCTAAAATCCAGATCTGCACAATATACCTTCCGTATTTTCCTTTGCCTAAAGACTTTATCATAACTTCTTTTTCCAAGGTTTTTTCTCGAACCCAATCCCTGGCCTCTATTGCTCTAGTCTTTTCTTCATCGGAAGTTCCTCTCAATTCAGGCGTATCAACACCATCAAGTCTCAGCTTTGCTCCGTTAATCCAAATTCCAAAGCCAAGATCGATATCTGCAGTAAGAGTATCTCCATCATATACGGATCTTATAATTGCTTTGTAAAAATACAGATTATTCATTTTAGTTTTTTTTTATCCTCTTCTATTATATAAGCAAGGTAAAATGATGTTATAGAAACAATATTAATTATGGCCATTTCTGCTGAATTTAATAATAAACTAAAAAGAAAAAGGATTAGATTTATACCTATCAATAGTAAAAAAAATTCTTGTTTACCGGGTATCATACTAATATAATTCTTATTAATAGTTAGTAAACTTGCTTAAAAAAGTAATTTATAAAAAAAAATTGTTCGGAGTTAAAATGTCAGCTTTAAATTCAAAGTTTAAAACAACAAATGAAATTCACAGCATATTTACCAGAGCTGCTTTTCCATCATCATATACTGCCTCAGAATGGGCTAATGTTAGAGGCTTTCGTGATGTCGAATTTTACTTTAAAATATTTGATCAGCAAAACGTTACAAATCTTTACGCAAAGATAGAGTATACTGATTTGCACACATCTGCTAGAGTATTTCCTGTTACGGTAGAGGAGCTTGATGCTGATGCAACTCCGCCTGTTGTAAAACAATATATTTACAGGATAACTGCAGAAAATTGTTTCTCTGGATCTAATAGCTATTTTTCAATACCGTGCCCAACTCATGGTGCTTTTATGAGAGTTTCTTTTTATGGAGGCCCGTCAGTTGGAACTGATGAAGTGGAAGTTTATATTCACAAAAAAGATTAGGAGAAGCAACGTATTATTGCGTACTGATTTATACTAATCCATCTAATAGAATAACTAAACCCGGAAAAACACAATGAGTCAATTAAGATAATTGTTCTAGAAAAAGATTGTGCTTCCAGATAGGAAAAAAGAGGAGATAAAATGTCAGAAGACTTCAACAGCCAGATGAGCGATGCCATGACGGCACCCCCACCGCCGTCCTACTACCTGGCGCCAACACACAAGACACTCGATTCTGATACCGAGGATGTGATCTCCGTCGAGTGGGGGATGCTCGACGGAGACGCCGAGATCGTTTCCGCTCTCGCTGCCTGTCCTCTTGGGCTTTCGACACTTGGGAGTAATGATACCCATTTTGGCGTCTCGGTTCCGCCCAGCCCCCAAGGCATGACCAATGGCGTGCTGGGGCCGTGGACTGCACCCGATGGCTGGACTGTCTCGACGCTAGAAGAAATCCAAACACTGTTCGGGGGTGCCTAATGCCGAGAATCACAAAGATGTGGGGCTTTGAAGAGCAGTGGCCCAGCACCGTGTGGGACGCGCACGGCTTTGATGTGTCTAGCACCAGCAACGACGATACGAATTTTTCGACGTGGTGCAACACCAGCCCGACAGCGGGGTTTGTGTCTGGCGTTCGAAGTCTGAAAGTGCGTACAACTGGCTCCTGGATTACCAACGGCTATGACGGCGACACCTGGCACGAGACGTACAGCGCAGGGGCTTATGCCTCTGGCCGCGTCGCCTTCACCGTTATGCCAGATAACATCGGGGGGTCCGGCTATTCGAGAACGCTGTTCGTCGTCTATGCTCGCGGAGATCGGATGGACGGTGGGGGAGCATCCTGGGAAAACGACACGTACCCGATCGGCAGGATTAACGCGACGGTATCTGGGTCAAGCTGGAGCTTAACGCTGTACGTCGGGAACACTGCGCAAGTAACCATACCGTTTACAATTGTTCGGGAACAGCCTAACAGACTCGGGCTCGACTACTTCTGGAAGGATAACTACTACTACGCCAGGGTCACCGCGAACGGCAGTGCGATAACGGAGTGGCAAGAGTACAACCTTTCGGCGATTTCTCCCCCTGGAAAGGGGATACGACTCGCAGGCGGCGGCATCAACTCGACAAATAGCACGTCTGGCGTGACGGGCGTGTCTTATGCTACCTG